ACAATTTATGTGAAGGTGGCAAATGTGGTTTCGGTTACTGGAATAGTAGTGGACTTTCTTCACGATTGGGTTCTCAATTGACACAAGAATCAAAAAATAAAATATCAAGAGCAAAAAAAGGAACAACACTATCTGAAGAAACAAAAAGAAAAATATCTAAAAATAACGGAATGAAAAATTCCGATATTGCAAGAAAAAAAGTATCGGCCTCTTTGACAGGAAAGAAAAAAACAGAAGAGCATAAGCGTAAAATAGCAGAAACAATAAAACGCAAACATGAACAAAAACGTGCGGCTATGGTGTTTAACGGTTAGCATATAACCTTGCCAAGGTTGAGGTTCCGATTCGATTTCGGATGGCCGCTCCAAGGATTACGGTGTAGCGTAGTGGCAGCGCAGCGATCTCCAAAATCGTTAGTGGGGGTTCGATTCCCTCCACCGTAGCCAAATGGTAGACAGCACTGGTGTGCGGCGGAGACTTATAAACTCTGGAGATCGGTCAGATGGGCTGGAACGGCTAGGTTCGAATCCTAGGTCTACTACCAGTATTTTTTGGTGTGACTATAGTGTAATGGTAGCACTAGACATTGTGACTGTCTCAGTTCGGATTCAAATTCCGATAGTCACCCCAAAAAAGATTGGTGCTTTAGCTGATGTGGTCATAGCGGCGGTCTGAAGAGCCGTTGAAGTTGGTTCGATTCCAACAGGCACCACCAATCCTCTCTTAGCTCAAAGGTAGAGCACCCGCTTGATAAGCGGTAGACGTTGGATCGATACCATCAGAGAGGACCAAGTAATAACGGTAATGTAGCATAATGGTAGTGCACCTCCTTCATACGGAGTAAAGTGTAAGTTCGACTCTTACCATTACCACCAAGCGCCGGTGACGGAACTGGTATACGTGTATGCCTTAGAAGCATAATTTTAGGAGTTCGACTCTCCTCTGGCGCACCAAACACTCACCCTTGTATACGGTGTATAATGAGATAAGTAGTATACAAAAGATTTTTAGCCCGTTAGTTTAATGGTAGAACTCCGTCTTTACACGGCGGTTACGGCAGTTCGATTCTGTCACGGGCTACCAATGGTAAGATGGCTGAGTGGTCCAAAGCAACAGTCTGCAAAACTGTAAAGCCGTGAGTTCGAATCTCACTCTTACCTCCAAGTTTACGGAAGTGTGGCAGAGTCCGGTTTATTGCAACAGTCTTGAAAACTGTCGTGTCGAAAGGCACCGTGAGTTCGAATCTCACCGCTTCCGCCATTTTTATGGAGTGTTGGCCGAGTTGGTCGAAGGCACTTTCCTGCTAAGAAAGCATACCTCAAAAGGGTATCATTGGTTCGAATCCAATACACTCCGCCATTAACAAGTTGATAACACTTGACAATCTTTTTCATCTGTGCGATAATGTAACTTATGACTAAATTATACATTGACCCGCCAAGTGGTTGGAAATACGGTTTTCCAAAAGTTTTCAATACTGAAACTGATGGTGATGTTATCAAATGGCTAATTGCTGAAGGCTATCCGCAAAAAGAAATTGATGCCTGCGGCGATTATTTCTTTACCCGTCAATGGGAGGTTGACGATGAAAACGAAAAATGATAAACTAAACAAACCACGAAATTTTGTGGCTAAAGACTTGTTTACACCCAAGTACCGCATGAAAGTGGAACACTCGGCTGTGAATGTTTATAAACGTGCAGCAGAGAAACAAAACTTTCGAAAGCAATCTAATGTCTATTTCTGACAGACTTAAAACCCATCTAGCTGAAAATGATATGGAAAACTATGATGGGTTTTATTTTATTCCATCGTTTGACGATGATGATGAAGAAACTTATAAATTAGCTTTCTTCAATCTTAAAGAAGAAGCAGCAAACGGTACACCAGTAGATTCATCTGAGATGGGAAACATGTATCATATGTGTTTTTTTAAAACTGCTGACAATGGTGCACCAATATTTGATGACGCCTTTGAAGCAATCCTTGCTGATCCTATTGTGTATATAAACAATCTTACAGGTTCAGGTTTAGGTGGGTGTATACTAAAGAAAACAGATAAGTCAGAAAAATGGTGGGTAGAATACCTTGATTATATTACTGGCGGTGAATTTAAACAAAAAGTGAAAGAAGCATTTGGTTCTATTGGAGAATAATTATGACACAAGCATTTGTTGGTGATTCTGAAAATGCAAAAGAAGCACGTGAATGGTTAGTTGGTGTTTTACAAGAATACCCTATGGAAGTTACTTTTACAAAAAAAGACGGTACTGAGCGTGTAATGCTCTGCACTTTACAAGAAGAATATCTACCAGAAACAGTTGGTGATGTCCGCAAAAAAAGTGAAGATTCTTTAGCAGTATATGATTTAGAAAATGAAGGTTGGCGTTCATTCCGCTGGGATTCTATTAAGGCAGTGAAATTTACACTTGGAGATTAATATGCCTAAGTTTATTGTTGAGCAAATCAGTATACATCGTAATGTGTATGTCGTAGAAGCAGATACAGAAGCAGAAGCACGAAAAGTTGCGTCTGTTGCTGATGACAACTGGCAAGAATGGCTCGGTCATCTTGATGTTGATGTCAATGAATACAGTGATGAACGAATCGCATACTTCAAAGACAAAGACTATTTCTGGGCTGGTGTATCATATAAAGATGATGATGGCTATCTAGCATATATACATCCATCTGGTGAAAAAGTTGAAGCAAAACAAATCCTAGTCAAATAATCAATGCGGGTATGGTGTTTAACGGTTAGCACGTGAGCCTTCCAAGCTTGAAGTGATGAGTTCGAATCTCACTACCCGCTCCAAATATTAAATTATGAAAACTTGGTCCTTAGAAGTACAAAAACTCGAAGATGGTGATCAATACATTGAGTTTCCCAAAGAACTCATGGATGAGGTTGGTTGGCAAGATGGTGACGTTCTTGAATGGACACCAAATGAAGATGGAAGTTGGACATTAACTAAAAAGGAGAAATAATGAGTTCGTTAAAAGGCACAAAAACTGCCGAGTGTTTGAAAGAAGCATTTGCAGGTGAATCAATGGCAAACCGCCGTTATCTATATTTCGCAAATCAGTGTGATATCTCTGGTGAGAACGATTTAGCTGCACTGTTCCGCTCAACTGCTGAAGGTGAGACAGGTCACGCACACGGTCACATGGAATATCTAATTGAAGGTGGTGCAGGAGAACCTGGTACAGGTATGCCAGCAAAAACTGGTAAAGAAATGCTAGAGGCAGCAATCAGTGGTGAAACACACGAATACTCTGATATGTACCCAGGCATGGCAAAAATAGCACGTGAAGAAGGTTTTGATGAAGTTGCTGATTGGTTTGAAACACTAGCAAAAGCAGAACGTTCACATGCTAATCGTTATCAGAAAGCATTAGACAAACATCTTGCTGATAATGCTTAATGTAGTTTAATGATTTTGCTTATGAAACTTGAGTGCTACAATCTCTACATAGAATTGTAGTATTCAACATCCTAGGAGATAACTATGAAATGGGAAACACCTTCAGCACAAGATATGCGTTTTGGTTTTGAAATCACAATGTACATCGCAAATCGTTAAAACAAAGCGGCTACCAAGCCGCTTTTCTTTTATCACGCACCGCTTTAACTCTAAACTCAGAATCATTTTTGGTATTTTTCAATGCTGCGTTTGTCTGCATGGCTAACTTGCAATCTTTGGTAACAAGAATCAACAAATTACCAACATTGGTGTAAACATAGTAGACATCTTCACCATTATCGTTTTCAACGTACATCATTTTTGTATCCTGGTACTTCACAATCAATCCATATTAGATTATTGTAATGTTCATATGGCCACATACCTTTTGGTACTAAACAACGACCCAATTCAGGTTTCACATCAATACGAACTTGAACAACTGCCCAGATCAACCAAATAACATATATCGTAAAGATAGTAGTGATGCTGTATTTCCAAGCATTACATTTAATATGATTGATTCTTTTTAATCTTTTTGCTTTTGCTATTCTTTCTCTTTCGATCTGAACTTCTAATGCGTGAGCTTGTTCCTTTTTCATTTTTTCCATCATCTTCTCTACACGTGTGTAGAGATCGCCTAATTCGGAAGGGCAGTTATAAACCATAAGTTCACGAAGTTCAGCTTGCATTGCTGTTAAACGACTTTGCATCAGAACACGTTGAAGAGCACGTTTACCTAGACTAGATTCACCATGATAAACTTCAGTTTGTGAACGGCGTTCTTCTTCCTCAAAGATAGCAGTACATTTGGCAAAGTTTTCGAAGTAGACGCCCAGTGATTCGCCTATCTGTGTGTAGATATCGTCGGGTTGCTGATTCTTGAGTTCAATGATGCGGTTTTTTTCCGCAATGTATTGATTCTTTTCAGCGGTGGTAGGTGTTTTACCTTTGAATTTTTCGTGAAACTGGTCATCAAGGTCTTTAAGTACACCTTGAACGTCGCCAGCAACACTAGAAATTTCTTTGTAGAGTTCGCAGCCTTTTTTGACTGCTTGAACGGCACCATTTGCCAGGGCAAACAGGGTTAGCGGATCCATTGTCCTTTATGTAATATTTCCTATGTGAAATCATGGAACGATTCAAAAAAGACAATCTTGACAATCACGGTCTATTTATGCTATAATGTAAGTTGGTGAATAAATACACTAGAGGTTATTATGAGTAAAGCAATTGACATTAAAGCAATCTTATCAAATAACAAAGAACCCAAGTTTACGGGTGAATTGTCACAAACACAACTGACCCAGGCGCTGAACTGGTACGCTCAGAATAAAGATAACAAAGACGCAACAAAGTACGCTTCTGACTTTCTAAAAAAGAAACACAAAATAGCGGGCTCTGAGGGGCTAAAAACTGTCCCTAGTACATTTGGATTCCTATGTCGCATTGTGAGCAATGGGGGCGTTCTGAGCGGTTCTAATAGTACGTTTTTCAATGAAACCATCGACAAACTCAAACAAGCAACACCAGTTGTCAAGCAGACAACCACAAATGTCTTATCAATTCAAGATCATATTAAAAGAAAAGCAAGTGATTGTATTGGAGAACTGGAAGGTCAAATTGACGAATTGATAACGTCAGAATTCAAAGCAAATGTTTCACCTTTTGCAACAATGACAGGTATGGAAATAAAAGGTGCTCATACCAAATTTGTAATTGACTATTTTAAAACACGCCGTCAGGAGTATGATGAAGTTTTGACAACAGATGATGATGATGTCAAAGAAGCATATTCCAACTTTACAAAAACGCAACTGAAAAAACTGGTAGCATATTGCGACCAAGTGATTCTTGACGGCATGAAGCTTGCAGGTGAGTCAATCAAAACACGTAAGCCACGCAAACGCAAAGCAAAGTCGCCAGATCAAGTTGTGGGCAAACTAAACTACGCAAAAGATTTTGCTGAACTAAAACTTGTATCGATTGATCCTAAAACGATCATCGGTGCTTCATCACTGTGGGTATATAATACCAAAACACGTAAGCTGGGTGTGTATCAAGCACTTGACGCTGCTGGATTGAACATCAAAGGTTCGACGATACAGAATTTTGCTGAGAGTAAATCAATCAGCAAAACACTGCGTAAACCAGCGGTGACTATACCTGAAGTTTTAAAAGGCGGCAAAGTTGCTCTGCGTAACGTACTAACAAACATACGTGCCGCTGAAAAAGTGTTGACAGGTCGTATCAACAATGATACAATTCTTTTGAGAACAGTAAAATGATAATCTTTGATTACAATCAAGTAGCCATCTCTTCATTAATGGAACAAATCGGTTCATCTAAAAAACCGGTTGAAGAGAATCTAGTTCGCCATATGATATTGAACGTGATTCGTACCTATGTGAAACGATTCAAAGCTACACACGGACCAGAAGTTGTTATCGCTTGTGATAACCGTAATTACTGGCGCCGTGACTTTTTTCCACAATACAAAGCATCACGCAAGAAAACACGTGATGCTTCTGGGCATGATTGGAATTCTATCTTTGACTGTCTACACAAAATCAAAGAAGAACTGAAAGAATATTCACCTTACAAAGTCGTTGATGTTGACACTGCTGAAGCAGATGACATCATCGCCACACTAGCTATTCAAAAGTCAGCACATGAAAAGGTGATGATTCTTTCTTCAGATAAAGATTTTGCTCAGTTACAGAAGTACCCAAACGTTGAACAGTATTCACCAATACTGAAGAAAGCAATCAAAGAACCACTGCCTGCTGTACAACTAAAGCAGATGATTATACGTGGTGACAAAGGTGATGGTATTCCCAACATTCTGACACAAGATAATGTGTTTATCGATGGTGGTCGTCAAAAGCCAATCACTGAAGCAAAGATTATTAATTGGTTGAATCAAAAGCCCGAAGAGTTCTGTACAGATGAGATGCTGCGTAATTACAAACGCAATGAACTGCTGATTGACTTGACAAAAGTACCTGAAACTCTACAAGTATCGATCATAGATACATATGAAAGCGCAACTGCTCATTCCAAGCAGGTGTTTATGAATTACATGATTGCAAACAAACTAAAAAATCTCCTTGAGGTAATTGATGAGTTCTGAGAAACTATATTCCGAAATATTTGAGGAATTTGAAAAAGCAACAACCAAACAAGAACGAATAAACATTCTACGCCGTGAGGGTGATGAACGTTTTCGTTTCTTTCTACAGTTAGTATTCAATCCTGCTATTGAGTTTGATATTCATCTACCTCACATGTATCGACCGGCAAAAGAACCTGCGGGATTGAACTACGCATATCTTGATACTGAGATGCCTAAAATGTATAGGTTTATCAAAGGTCATCCTATGCGCCCAGAGAACTTCACCGCAGAAAAGACTACACAACAGATATTGGTTATGTTAGAATCATTACATCGTGATGAATCTGCGATGATTCTTAAAGTCTTTAAAAAAGAATTCAAGATAAAAAATCTCACAGCAAATTTAGTTAAAGAAGCGTTTCCTGATCTAGTGATATGAGAATAATTGTTGTATCTGGTGGCTTTGACCCCATTCATTCAGGTCATCTTGCTATGTTGCGTGAAGCAGCAGGTATGGGTGACAAACTCATTGTTGGTGTAAACTCTGACGAATGGCTTACCCGCAAGAAAGGTAAAGCGTTCATGAGCATACATGAACGTAAAGCAATCTTACAAGCAATACGTTGGGTCGATGAGGTATGGGAGTTTGATGATACAGACGGAACTGCTTGTGAATTATTAGACCGTGTGTTATCATCGTACAATACACGCATATACGAAAGCCATGAATTTGTGTTTGCTAATGGTGGCGACCGTAATGAATCAAACAATGCTGAAGCAAAAGTACCAGGTTGGCAATTTGCTTATGGTGTTGGTGGTAGTGATAAAAGAAATTCATCATCTATATTGTTAAGGAAATGGAATGAAAGTAGCGATAGTGACACCGACCATAGGTACAGACTTTTTGGAGAAGTGCGTAGAGTCGATCCAGAAACAAACATATGAAAATTTAACACATTATATTTTTGTTGATGGTGACGAATATACTGATAAAGTATTAGAAGTCACAAAAAATATTTCCGATAAAAAAATTAAAGGAGTATTTCTTGAAGAAAATGTTGGTAAAGGTTGGTATGGTCATAGGGTATATGCTGCATGTGGCTATCTTGTCAATGCTGATGTTATATGTTACCTTGACGAAGATAATTGGTTTGAGCCTAATCACGTTGAGAAACTTTTGGAGAGAATCCAAAAAGGTGCTGATTGGGCATTCTCACTAAGAAAAATTGTTGACCGTGATGGCAATTATGTTTGTGATGATAACTGTGAATCATTAGGTCAGTGGCCTATCTATTTTAATCCAGATGCTTTTCACATTGACACATCATCATTCATGGTGAAAGCAGACATCGCTCGTAAACTTGGTGCAGCATGGTATGGGCAGTGGGGTGCTGATCGTAATTTCTTCAATGCGTTGAAACATTACTTTCCAAACTTCTCTTGCTCTAAAGAATATTCTTTGAACTACCGTTTAGATGCTAATCCTAATTCTGTGAACGCTGAGTTTTTTGAAAAAGGTAATGCAGAGAATGCCAAACGATATCCTAATGGATTTCCATGGCAACAAGTTTATTCTGAAGAATATGTGGTTGGACCTGGTATAACTATTGTGAGTGGATAATGAAAGTACAAGATACTGAAATTGAAGGCTTGAAAATTGTCATGCCTATTGTATATGAAGATTTTCGTGGTACGAACTTTGAGGCGTTCAATAAATTTACATATCATCACGAAGGTATAACACAGTCTTTTTTGGTAGATAGTATTTCTACTTCACGCAAACATGTGTTGCGTGGCATTCATGGTGATGATAAAACAACGAAACTTGTTTCATGTTTGTATGGTAGCATTTATGTTGTTGTGTTGGACCGTAGACCTGGTTCACAAACATACAATCAGTGGCTATCATTTAATCTATCGGACAGAAACAAACATCAATTACTGATACCACCAGGTTGTGGTAATGGTCACCTTGTGATGTCTGATGAGTGTGTATTCAGCTATAAGCTTGACCAATACTATGATCGTAAGTCACAGTTTACAATCAAGTGGAACGATCCTACATTTGAGATTTACTGGCCCGTAAAACATCCTATTTTGTCAGAAAGAGATAGATGAGAACAGCATTTGTGACAGGTGGTGCAGGTTATCTTGGTTCACACTTAGCAAAAGCATTAAAGCAAGCCGGTTATTACACATTCTGCTTTGATTTAAAAATTCCAGAAAATAAAAAATACTGGGACAATTATGCATTTGGTGATGTGCGTAATTGGGAAGATTTGCATCAATCTTTTGAAGATTTACGTTTGATCCATAATAAAAAACCAGACGTTGTATTTCATCTTGCAGGACTAATTGAAGTTGGACTATCAGTAGAAAATCCGATTGACTTTTGGGAAACAAATGTCGGCGGCACTTGCAATCTACTCTCCGTAATGAAAGCATTTCATGTTAATAATATTGTTTATTCTTCTACTGCCGGTCTTTATCGTCCTCAGTTTACCACGCTCTCAGAGAAAGCCGAAGTAGGCAGCAACAATCCGTATGCCAATAGCAAGTATGCTGCTGAATGTGCTATTCGTGATTCAAAACTGAATCATGTAATCTTTCGTTTCTTTAATCTTGCTGGTGCTGATCCAGATGGTGAAATGGGCGAATCACATGATCCAGAAACACACTTGATTCCAAGAATGTTTGAAAGTCTAAATAATCAAGAGTTCTATATTTACGGAAACGATTATAATACTTCAGATGGCACGTGTATAAGAGATTATGTACATGTGTCCGACATTGCAGATGCACATATACTGGCTGACCAGTATCTGCAAACTCCATATGCAAATCAGCCACGAACATTCAACTTAGGAACTGGTAAAGGTCATTCAGTATTAGAAGTGATACAAACTGCCGTGACAGAGTTAGACATTCCTATTCTTTATTTGTTTAGAGAAAGACGAGATGGTGATCCGTCAAGATTGGTCGCCAACTGTGATTCCGCTAAACGATATCTAAACTTCAAACCGAAACATAATTTAAAATCTATTTTGAGAACTGCGTATACTTGGTATGGAAAACAAAGAGACAGAACTACCGTTTGATTCGTATGCTCACTTCATGTCCGGCACTGTTGACCCGATGACAATTGAGTATGCTGCTAAATGGTTGATGAATGCAAAATTCAACAAGATTGAAAAGCCACTAACTCTTCATATAAACTCTGAAGGTGGTGATCTGGGTGATGCTATTGGTCTGGTTGATCTGATGCGTGGTGTTCGCCCTGTCCGAACACTTGCATATGGTAATCTGATGAGTGCAGCTTTTATGATATTTGCTGCTGGTGAAAAAGGCTATCGTGCTATTGGTAAGAATACAACCATCATGATTCACCAGTTCAGTGACAGTCTGGAAGGCAAGTATCACGACATGAGAGCATATGCTAAAGAATGTGACAGATATAACGAACGCATGGCAGAACTTCTTTCCGACTGCTCAAACTTGACAGTTAAAGATGTCAAGCACAAACTTCTGAAGCCGACTGATGTATGGTTGACGGCTGATGATTTGATTTATTATGGTATCGCAGATATAATCTTCTAGGAGCAATAAATATGTTGTCTGGTGGCAAAAAGTTTCAAAAGCCTAAGAAAACAAAATTTCACAAACAAAATGAGAGCGATGAGTATCGTAATTTGAAGCAACATAAACATCATGATAAGACGATGTATCGCCTGTTAAAACAGGAAAACGATTATGTCTTACAAGGACGAATTAAAGAAACAAATTGAACAACTAGAAAATTCAATTGATGTAGATAGAATGAGGCTAAATGCTCTGCGACAAGAGTTGATGAGCCTAAACATGAAAGAAAAAGCCGAAGCTGCATTCGGTCAGCAACAACTTCTACAAGGTTAAGGTCAATCTTCTGTTCGTATAAATAAGCGAATAGGAGATAAACATGGCTTTAACGAAAATCAGCACTGGCGGCACTGCTGCCAATCTCACGCTTTCCCTAACTAGAGTCCTAGAAGGGGCAAACATCAACTCTACTGCTATTGGTGGAAACGTCAACATTGATGTTTCTAATAGCACTGTCTATTTTTTTGAAGCAAATACCATAGCAAATCTCACGTTCAATCTACGTGCGAATAGTTCCCATACGTTTGACTCTGCTGCCACTATTGGTGGAACAACGACTGTGGCTATAGCAGTCAAGCATGGCACAGATAGACATACAGCAAATCTGTACATTGATGGTGGTTTAATTACAGGCACATTTTCGGGAAGTCCTAACTCTCTCTTTTACGCTGGAAATACTGCACCTGTTTATCAGGCAATTACTTCCGGTGAACTAAATCTGTTCACATATAGCGTATTCAAAAAAGCGGCAAACTCTTATGTTGTCATTGCCGGTAACACTATTTTTGGATTGGGTTAAACATGCCACCTATTTTTGCATCTTTAGGTTCTGGAGCAATTGCTTCTTACGGATTGATTAGACGATTTGGTGTCACTGCTCCTGTTGATTACGCAGTAAGTAGAATATTCACAGAAACCACTACATGGGTAGCACCATCAAGTGTAACACAGGTTGACTATCTTGTTGTTGCTGGTGGCGGCGGTGGTGGTGGTTATGACCGTGGAGGTGGAGGTGGTGCTGGTGGATTTAGAACAGGAACAAGTTTTAGCGTTACTCCAGGTCAGTCTTACACTGTTACTGTTGGTGCTGGTGGCGCAGGCGGAGCGTCTTTAGGTGACGGTAGTAATGGCGTAAACTCAACATTCTCCACTATCACATCTAATGGTGGCGGTGGTGGTGGTTGGTATGGTGGTTCTGCTAAATCTGGTGGTTCTGGCGGCGGTGGAGGACATGCTAATAATGGTGGCGCTGCTGGCACTCCAGGTCAAGGTAATAATGGAGGAGCAGGTTCAGCCAGTTTAGGTGGAGCATCTGGCGGTGGAGGTGGAGGGGCAAGTGCTGCTGGCGCTGCTGGTAATAATGGAGGCGCCGGCCCTGCGGGTGGAGGTGCTGGTGGTAATGGGACTGCATCTTCTATTTCAGGTGAATCTCTAACTTATGCCGGAGGTGGCGGTGGTGCTTCTGATCTTACAACAGGTGGAGCTGGCGGCACAGGCGGTGGTGGTAGAGGAGCACTCAATAATCAAAATGGATTTAGTGGCAATACATCTACTGGTGGAGGAGGTGGTGGTGGCGGCACTGCACCTGGTAATTTGGGAGGTGCTGGTGGCTCTGGTGTAATCATTCTTCGTTACACAGAAACATTTCCAGGTGGTAATGGTGTCTATGTTTTTGCAAACACAGGACAGTTAAGAATACCACAAGGTGCAACAACGATTGATTATTTAATTGTTGCTGGTGGTGGTGGGGGTGGTGGTGCATACGGTGATGTAAATGGTGGTGGGGGTGGCGGTGCTGGTGGAGTTCTTCAGGGCACAGGATATCCAGTAGGACCAAATCAACTATACACAATTTCAATTGGTGCTGGTGGAATTGGTGGTTCTTCTGGAACAGGTACAAATGGAACTAATTCTGTTATTTCTTCTGGAAATACGGCAAATGCCATTCTTTTAACTGCTATAGGTGGTGGTTACGGTGGTGGAAGAACGGGAAGTGGTCCTTCTTATTATAATGGTGTGTTTGGTGGTTCAGGTGGTGGTTCTCAAGGCTCTGCACCCTCACAAACAGGCGCTCCAGGAACACCAGGACAAGGTAATGCTGGAGGTTCTGTAACAACTCCATTTTGGGGTGGTGGTGGTGGAGGAGGTGGTGGTGCTGTTGGATTTAATGGAGCGACCAATGGTGGTAATGGTGGTGTAGGTATTTTTTCAACAATCACTGGTTCAAATACTGCTTATGGTGGTGGGGGTGGTGGTGGAGGTAGATTTAGTCCGGGCACACCAGGTTATGGTGGTTCTGGTGGTGGTGGAAATTCTGCTCCTATTCCAGCAGGTGATGGTAATTCTGGTTCTTCATATACAGGAGGTGGTGGAGGTGGTGCTGTATCTGCTGCTCCTTCTCCAGGTGGTGCTGGACCAGCGACACAAAGAACTGGTGGTTCTGGTGGTTCAGGTTTTGCTGTCATCAAAGTTTCAGCATCACAAAACAAGATAGCAGTATTCTCTAACACTGCAACATGGAATGTGCCAACTGGTGTATCGTCAATTGAGTATCTTGTAGTTGCTGGTGGCGGTGGAGGTGGTACGGGTGATGGTGCTATCTATGCTGGTGGTGGAGGTGGTGCTGGTGGATTTAGAACAAGTCCTGCTGTATCAGTAACACCCGGTTCATCGTTAACGGTTGTTGTTGGTTCGGGTGGTTCGGGAACAACCGCCGTTATAGTTCCTGGTGGTAATGGATCAAATTCTGGTATATATGGTTCTGCTCCATTTACTGCTGTTTGGTCATCTGGTGGTGGTGGTGGTGCCTCTAAAAGTTCTGTTGCATATAATGGTGGGTCTGGTGGTGGAGGAAGTCAAGGTGTTGCTGGTACCGGAAACACAGGAGGTTATACTCCAGCAGAAGGTACAAATGGTGGCGCTGGTGCACCCGGATGGGTTGGTGGTGGCGGCGGCGGTGCTTTAGTAAGCGGTGGTGTGGCTGGAGCGAATTCAAATGGACAAGGTGTTGGTGGTGCTGGTGCAACATCATCTATTACAGGCACACCAGTGACATATGCTGGCGGCGGTGCTGGTGGTGGATATAACGTAACACCTGGTGGCGCTGGTGGTGGTGGTTCTGGTGGTGGTGGAACAACTGATAATGCTACTCCAGGAGCAGTTGCTTCCGGTGGCGGTGGCGGCGCTGGTGGGGGTTCTATAGTTGGTAAAGCTGGTGGCTCTGGTGTCATCATTCTCAAATGGACATAATGTTGTAAAAATACAACAGGCTACTTGACATAGTATTCATACCGTGTTATACTGTATATACTATGAAAAGTATGCCTGTTATCGGTTCGACAATTACCGTAAATTGTCAATATTACACTGGTCCCGTTAGCTTTACTGGCGTGGTCGTCAATCCCTATCGTTGGTTAGATGCTAACGAATTCTGTTTACAAACCGACAACAAAGCTTTTCCTGTGTCAGTTATCAATCTAGCAAATGTTGTTGATCTGAAAATACTTAAAGGATCAGCAACAACTATTCGTAAGTTCAAAGTTTCCGGCACGAAAGGTGACTATATTGTAACATTGTCAAATAAACATCTTTCCTGTAGTTGTATAGGTTACAAGTATCACAGCAAGTGCAAACACATAACAAAAGTGAAAGACAAGCTTGCCGAATAGCATCTTGACAAATGGCTCAATTTTTGATATACTGTTTATATTATGATGATTCGTATCTATTCCAAATCAAAAAAGCAGAAGTTGACAAAAAAACAATTGCAAGAACAGCAAGATTTTATTTTGTCAATTAATAAAATACCACTGCCGTCTGGTGGTCGTTTTCCTGCTGCTGCGCCCAAAAAAGTAAAAGCAAAGCCTGTGTTCACGTATAATGAACCTCGTGACATTAAGCGTGCACCATCTTTACCTGATACACATAAAGGCGCATTGACTAAAACTGGTATCATGAAAGACTATCACAAACTCTCACCCGCCGACCGTGAGATTGTGGCAGATGTAGCATCTTGCACAGCACCAATGCACAAGGGTAATTATGTATATGTTACTCCTGGCATCAATCCTGCTGGGCTAGGTCGGAAAAACGAAGTATTATGATTCTGATAACATTTGACAAAGTGTTAGGATCATGCTATACTATTATTTCTAATGTTGATAATGGAGGTTATCAAAATGGCACGTACCAAATCAAATGAACTACAACCGCACGTTAAACTTCTTGTATTCATGCAAGATGGTAATTTCGTTGCAAAAGATGATATCATAAGTAAACTGAGCACTGACATTCACACCTATCGACTGTCAACTTACATTTATGACATCAAGAAATACACACCAGGCGTTGTGAAGGTGACTAAAAACGGCAAGTCTGTTCTCGGCTACCAAATCACAAATCCTGATGAAGTAAAAAAATTCCTTTCTACACAGAACGGTCTTGCGAACTATGTGCCTGGTACAGGCAATCTCAAGCCGTCTACCAGCAAGTTCGCAAACAAGCCTGTGAAGTCTCTTGCTTCACTGAACGCTAAACCTGCTAAGGCAGCAAAAGCAGCAAAACCAGCAAAGACTAAAGTTGCTGCTCCTGTTGTAGCAGATGAACTTGAGGTGACTGAAATCACCGATTAAACAAGTTTCGGGTGGCGGACTGTCGGGAGACTAGGCTGCTGCCCACTTTTTTTATAAGGTGAATTATGTCTAAACTTAAAGAATGGTTTGCGACCAAGTATCTACAAATTGAATCACAAACAATCAAAGCTATTGATACAGCAAATTTCTATGGTGACCTGTTTACAGAACGTCAGAAGTTTTATATGTTAGCTACATTCATGGCATTGCTTGCTATGACTGGAGCTTATGGTGCTGTTCAATTTATTGGTTTGATTTATATTATGTCTAAATTGACTCCTGAGGATAAAGATGAAAGCTAAATTTATTTTGCTTGTGCCTTTGCTTGCTTTAGCTGCTTGTGTAACACCACAAACAGCACATAAAGATCCTGTTAATAATCCGCAAGGATTGAATCAAGATGATCTGATCAAAGCACAAATCGCACGTATTGAAAAACTTGAACGTGAAATGGAACGGCGTGAAAACGATCTAAAATTTCAGCACATGAAAGAAATGCATCAGGTTCAAATACAAAGCAAATCACCACATACCGTAAACACAAACTGTAAATTCTTTTGCTTCTGATGAATATTTTTTACTTAGACCATGATGTTACAAAATGTGCAGAAATGCACAACGATAAACACGTGGTCAAAATGATCCTTGAGTATGCTCAACTTTTGTCTACTGCTCACCGTATTTTGGATGGTGTACCTACTCCTAGTCACACCCCATCTGGGCGTAAAAAGACTTCATATGTGCTTGATGATTCACGTGACGGGATTTTGTATTCTGCTACTCATATATCTCATCCTTCTGCTGTTTGGGTGAGACAGTCAGACAAAAACTATGATTGGTTGTTCAGTCTCTTTCAAGCATGTATGGACGAGTATACATATCGTTATGATAAAGTTCATGCTTGTACTAAACTGGAAGTTGCTTTGAGTAATCTACCCAAGAATATTCCACAAGCACCATTTACTGAACCAACACCAGCAATGCCAGATGATGTAAAAATACCTGATGATTCAGTTGCGTCTTATCGTAACTACTATATCAAGAACAAAACACATTTGGCAAACTGGAAAAAACGACCTGTACCAAATTGGTATGTGACTATATAATATTGATGCCTACATACGATTTTTTAAATACTGAAACTGGTGAAACATTTGAGAAACTCATGAGTCTTTCAGCACGTGAGGAATATCTCAAAGAGAATCCACACATCCAACAAGTTCATCTTGGCGCCATGTCTATAGTCAGTGGCGTATCAATTACTGGTAAAATACCAGACGGCTTTAAAGAAGTTCTAGCAAAAGTTTCCGAGAATCACAAACAATCTTCTGTGGCAAATAAGCATGGTAAAAAGTCCATCAAAGAAGCACAGACACAGAGGATCGTCGATAAGCATTTAGGTAAATTTGGGCAGTAATTTTGTTATGCTAACTTGTCTTAAAGGAGCAGGTATGGCAAAACGTTCGTTGCAGAAAAAAGTAGCACTGTTGAATGAATATCTTACACAAGAGCTTGAAAAAGAAATCAAAACTGAAATAACACAAATTGAAAAAGATAATATCGCTGCAAAGAACGAAAAAAAGTTTATAAGACAAAATTACCCACACTATAGTCGAAATCATTACGTCACATGAAAATATTTGAACATGTAAAACTCCCACAACTACAATTTGATCTTGAAGCTGAGACTACCGATAGTGGTAGATTTTATACGACACCGGAAGGTAACAAGTATAAATCTATCACTACGGTTCTTTCACATTATGGCAAACAAGCAATTTATGAATGGCGACAAGCTGTTGGTGAAGAACGAGCTAATGAAATTTCACGTAAAGCATCAAATCGTGGAACAAAGGTACATAAGATATGTGAAGATTATCTGAACAATGAAATAAGTGAATTCAAGTTACAGACCATGATGCCTGACTTGAAGGAACTGTTCTTCAAAATCAAACCTGACATTGATGAAAGCGTTGGTAAAGTCTACGCACAGGAACAAGCACTATACTCTGACAAGTACAGAATCGCTGGTAGGGTTGACTTGATTGCTGAGTGGAATGGCAAACTATCTGTTATCGACTTCAAAACTTCCACAAAACAAAAAGACGAAGAATATATTCAGAACTACTTTATGCAGTGTACAGCATATGCTCTGATGTTTCATGAGCGTACTGGAATATGGATTGATGATATTGTGGTGCTGATAGCTACTGAAGAAGGACCTGCTCAGGTATTTGAGAAACAGATACATGACTATCGGCAACCCCTAGTTGAGTATATTGATAAATATGCTTGACATTTTGGAGGCATCATGCTATCATTCAAACAACACCAACAATTAGATGAAGGTAATCCACTGGCAAGACTTCATAAACATGCTCAAGAGGGTAGGCATTATGCTGTTATTTCCTCACAGCGTCCGCATGATGAAGTATCGCCGGAAGAGAATAAAAAGCGTCATGAGGAACTTAAAAAGAAACTGACTGCTCAAGGCTATTCCCACAAAGAAGTTGAAGGACATTGGGAGGGTGGCAAAGAGAAGTCTATTATGGTACATGCAAAAGGTAAAGGTGATGAACACGGCAAACAGTTGCTCCATGATATCAAGAAACATGGAGAACATTATAATCAAGACTCAATCTTACATCATGATGGAAAAACTGCAACCCTACATGGGACAAACAAAACAGGATTTCCAGGACACGGTAAGACAGAACCAGTAGGTAAGATGGCTTATAACAAAGCACATTCGCCGTTTCAAACAGAAACAAAACCTAAATCTGACAAACCGTTGAAGCCTGGAAGAACAAGTAAAGGTTCGGCTAGATTTACAACGGAGTAATTATGGTAATTAGTGAAAAAGAATACTACGAAAGACTTGAAAATTATTTGAAAGAATGTGGATCAAATCCAGGAACTACATTCTTCGGTGCGTGGGGTTGGTATGCGTCCCGTCGTAATGAATTTAACGCAATGCTTAGAGATGATGGGATATCGGTGAAATATGACGGAAACGCATAAACGAACAATAGTCAGAGCAATTAGTTGGCGTATAGTAGCAACATTAGTAACAGCAGCATTTACTGGTTTGTCTGGTGCTATTGTCATTAATATTTTTATGACTATTGCCCACTACATTCATGAACGAGTATGGCTTAAAGTGAATTGGGGTAAAGAGTGATTGTTTGTGTTTGTAGAAACATTAAAGAATCAGATTTTGAAACACAAGAAGAACTGGTCGAACGCATAATGCAATGCGATCATAATTGTGGACAGTGCCAAGAGTATTGTACACAGTTGAAAGAATTGTTGTATATCCCTTCAAAGTGAAGGCATTCTGGACGTGGGTTCGACTCCCACCATCTCCACCAAAAGCATATTGTAGAAACACATGAGCAGGTTTCTCACTACCGCTGGTTACGTATAGAATCGTAAGTGAGTGTAGGCAGTATGCTTCTGATGGGGATGACAAGGTTTCGACAGGGTGAGATAGTGGAGAAGGCAACACGAAAGGCGACGGACGTAATCCGAGCAAATTAGTAAATGCAAATGATGCATTTTATGGAGAAGAACGCCTAGCAGCGTAATCTCTTGGGGTTTACGAGAGTGTACCTTATTACCCAAACACTCTCACCAATTTCTTTTATATTATGCGTGTATACATCAGCAACTATCGGCATCACTGGATTTCTCCATACACAATGTTGGAGAAAATCTTCTTCTGGCGTGAGATTGATTATAATGAACCACTGATTGAAAAATGGTCTGACCGTCTAGAGCCAATATCAAAAAGCATTCAATGGTTTCTTGACTTTGTTCGCCCACGTGTAGTTGATGTGAAGATTGATTATTGGGACACATGGAGCATGGACGCAACATTGACTCCTATTATTCTTCCAATGCTCAAACAACTCCGTGACACCAAACATGGATCGGGTTGGATTGATCCTAAAGATGTTCCAGAATATATGAGAACGTCCGACAAGAATGATACTGATTATGGTCAACAAATGTTTGACTTTTATAATGAAGAAAGTATTCATGAATTAAAATATGATATACATGATCGTTATGAATGGGCACTCAATGAAATGATTTTTGCGTTTGAATGTCTGTATGATGAAAACTGGGACGAACAATTTTGGGACAAAGACAATAGAAAATGTGATTGGGATGCCCGCCAAAAGATACAAGACCGCATAGATAATGGGCTGCGCTTATTTGGTAAATACTACCAGACACTCTGGGATTAAAATCTACTAAATAAAGATACTGGCACTACACACACAATCGCCAGTAAAACACACACAGGAGAAACACATGAGCAATCTGACACCGTTCGAGATTCGTCTTGAACTTCTAAAAATGGCGAAAGACCTTTTATTGGAAGATTATAATTCCAATAAAGAACGCCTAATCAATGAATGGCAAGTGAAGGTAGAGTCCGCTAAACTAAACGGACAAGCAATACCTGAACATCCAGCCTTTCCATCATATCCCACAGAAAACGAAATTATTGCCAAGGCACAGTCCTTGAACGGATTCGTATCTAACATTACAGCAGAAAAAACACAGAGCAAAAAGTCTGCCTGATGGGAACGAGTGTGCTTCGGCACACTCCTAACTTATAGGAGAAAGTAATGCGTTACATCACACTTTTAGTTTGTAGTATCTTTGCAGCATTTGTATTATACGTAGGGCAAGCAGCAGCAAACATTCGTATACCTATTACACCGCACGTTCAACTAGAAGATTTATCACCACATGCTCGGGCTGAAGTAGAGTGCCTAGCACAGAACATGTATTTCGAAGCAGGTCGTGAACCAAAACTTGGTCAGCTTGCTGTCGCATTTGTTACTCACAATCGAGTACAATCAGGATTATTTCCCGACACATATTGTGGTGTCGTGAAACAAAAAGAAGGTGGGGTCTGTCAGTTTTCTTGGTTCTGTGACAAAAGAGCTAAGGCTATGATTGATCGTAATGTATTGACAATTGAAAGCAATTCAGTGTATAATGGTTTAACTGACCTAGCATTACAATTTTATCTTTATACCGAAACTTTTAAGGACCCAACAAAAGGCGCAATGTTTTTTCACGCTGATTATGTAAAGCCTATGTGGAGTAATATCAAACACACTGTGCAAATAGGCAGGCACATTTTTTATAACAAGGTAAGCAAGAAACAGGTATGAGTATTTTAAATAAAAAGGAGAAGGTGATTATGGAAAAAGGATTGAGTAGTGTAACTGCTATTTCAATCACTGTGGTTCTACTTTCAATCGTTACTTCCATTTGTTGGTATGGTCTTAATGACCGAAAACTTATGGCAGCAAACATTGAAACGGCAATTACAAAAGGCATTGATCCACTTACAGTTAGGTGTTCATATGCCAAAAGTGATGACATAGTTTGTATCGCCCACGCATCAAATCGTAAATAAACAGGAGACTATATTATGAGAGAACGTTACGGAGAAGCAGAAGATAAACGTCATTTTAGGTTTTACTATGATGACAATCAAGGTAAAAGTATAACTATGAATGTATCAACATCTGATGGTGCTTTTGGTATTGTGAAAGAGTTTGAAAAGTTTTTGAAGGCATGTGGTTATATTCATGACGGGCAGCTTACTATTCAGCGACAAAATCTTGCACCAAGAGAAGGCGTTATAGCACAAGCAGCAAAAGAAGAACGTGTTGCTAAATCAAATTTTGACTTCAGCAATATTCCCAATAACAACTGGCTCTTCGGCAGTCAACCAATTCCTGCTATCACTACAGCAGATTTGGCTACAATCAAACCTATTGATTTGTCTGGTATTACTGTAACAGATTTGACTACAGGTGAAACTAGACCTTTGATGGATGCATATAAAGTAAATGTAAATGAGTATCCAACTATGGCACCTTTGACTACTGAACAACTTCAGTCATGGACAACTGAAATGCCTGGCACACTTGGTTCTGCAAAGATAAAGTTCTAAGATGCCAACTAAAGATGAGATGCTAAAGTTCTCTTTGAACATTGAACAGTTGGTAGCCAATACAGATTATACATATCTTGAGGCTATCACTGAACACTGTAAAGGAACTGGTTTGGAGATTGAAGTTGCTGCCACTTTGATTACACCAAACCTTAAAGCAAAGATACAAGAACAAGCAGAGAGTTTGAACATGTTGAAAGATAAAGGTAATCGTTTACCGATTTAGTTGCTGCCTTTTGAATTGTGACTCCGACATTTTTTTACGAGTTTCTTCAGATAGTTTTACACCTTTTCTGTTAGAAACTCTACCTTTCATTGTTGCGGATAATTTGGCCTTAGTTTGTTCAGAAAGAGGTTTACCTTTATAACTTGAGGTTCTTTTGTCTATATGTTCTTTTGATTGTTTATATCCTTTCATTCCATCACCCCCGATTGTCAAATTATATTTCGGTTTTAGTGATTGAATATAAAAGATTTCTCTTTCATTTAGAACATTTTCTGATATAATATTATCCTCAACTATCGAAAAAGTGAAATTGTCGATGCCATACTTTCTCATTGCTTTATGAATATAAGAACCTTTATTCCTATTAGCAATAGATTTGTGGGAGTTGATTCTTTTGTTGAACTGACGGGTGGTTTTACCGATATAAAACTCACCGGTAATATTGTTAGTTATTTGATAAATAATCATGCTGATACGGTCCTTTCGTATTAGAGTAGGTGCGGAGTTCCAGTCCGGCGACCTACACCTATTTATAAAAAATTATGTCTGGATATGAAGCCTACTGTTTATACAATTCTCTCAAACTTCACTTCAATTCCGATACTTACGATTACTTTCGATATGGTGGTAAGATTAGTACGAGCATAGAAGCGTTCGAGAATCGTAAAGACAAATATCATTTTTACAAACTGAGTCGTAGGTTCACCAATGCTGAACAAGGTCGTGATTTTATTGTTGCTAATCTTGTGTATGATTCTAATGTTTGGATTGGGCATTTACTAACTGAAGAATCCGATATTCAGTATCGTAAACGTCAAAAGGTAATACAGTCTTTGACTTATACTTTTACGAATGAGATTGAATCGTTAATGAATCATGATAATCCAAATGACTTATTGATGGTTCGGGATAGTGAGTATCCCATTCTACTCACAAAGCTGTTACATGGTGATGTTTCAATAGAGACTTTGTGCATCATGAATTCAATCATGAACTTCACACCAATGTGGGATAAAAAAATTGCAGATACAATTCATTATCCAAAGGTAAGCAAGACAATAAGAAAATATACACCGTTCATACAGTTTAACACAACTAATATGAAAATTATTTTGAAGAAAGCATATGATGCGAATACAGAAAATATACCTTGATATGGATGGAGTTCTTAGTGACTTCTACAAACGATACAATGAAATATTCAAGGTTGAATTAGAGCACAAACGCTCACATGGAGAAAAGGTAACACTAGAATGGGACAAGTTTGTTGAAGGTAAAAACTTTGAAACGCTTGACTGGCATCCTGGTGGTGTGGAACTGTTGAAGTATATTATTTCGTTGGACATTCCAGTGGAAATTCTTTCTTCATCAGGTGGTAATCGACATCATGAAGAAGTAAAACGACAAAAAAAGGTTTGGTTAAAACGTCATCACATTGACTTTACAGCCAATATCGTACCTGGGCGACATCTTAAAGCAAACTATGCTAAGCCTGATATTATTCTCATTGATGATACTGAGGACGTAATTGACGATTTCAATATAGCTGGAGGCATAGGCATACTTCACAAAGATGCGGCGAAAACGATAGCAATAGTGCAATCTGTACTTGACGACACATATATACATGTATATAATGAATCATGTGGACACGATGCACATACAATTTAATACATTTTTATACGAGGCAAATATATGGTAGATTTTTCTAAACTCAAAAACAACCGCAACTCATTCGAGAAGCTCACCAAAGCGGTTGAAACAATCAATACCCCCGCAGAAGGTTCTAAAAATGATGAACGTTTTTGGCAACCAGAAGTAGACAAAGCAGGTAATGGAATGGCGATTATTCGTTTTCTTCCAGCACCAGCAGTAGATGGAGATGAAGGACTTCCTTGGGTACGTTTATTTGATCATGGTTTTCAAGGTCCTGGTGGATGGTATATTGAGAACTCACTCACAACTTTAAATCAGAAAGACCCAGTATCAGAATATAACTCTGTGCTGTGGAACTCTGGTATTGAAGCGAACAAAGAAATCGCACGTAAGCAAAAGCGTCGCCTTTATTACATTGCGAATGTTTATATTGTTTCTGACCCAAAGAATCCAGACAATGAAGGACAAATTCGTCTGTACAAGTTTGGTAAGAAAATCTTTGACAAGATTACAGAAGCAATGAATCCTGCGTTTGAAGATGAGAAGCCAATCAATCCATTTGACTTCTGGGATGGTGCTAATTTCAAAATCAAGATTCGTCAAGTCGAAGGCTATCGTAACTATGACAAGTCTGAGTTTGATTCACCTTCTGCGTTACTTGGAGGTGATGATGCTAAACTTGAAGCACTATGGAAGAAACAATATTCACTGAAAGAGTTTCTTGATCCTAAACACTTCAAGTCTTATGATGAACTGAAAGCAAAGCTTGACAAGGTTCTTGGTCTTGATGGTGCTCCACCAGTATCAAAGGTCAAAGCAGAAAACATTACACCTGCTATGACTACAATGTCTCCTGATCTGGAAAGTGATGAAGAACTAGACTACTTTAAGTCTTTAGCAGAAGATTAAATCCTCCTTTATCTTAATCAACTGCGGCGCCACCTTCGGGTGGCGTTTTTTTATGATACTGATGGTTGTGTATAACCGTTCATCTTCATAATGGCGTTCAAGAGATTTTCATCACGAACTGCCGGTGAACCTTGAGCAGTTACCATTTCACTTCCACCTTTGTTCACGCTAGTTGAATTATCTACAAACGTAGGACCAGAAGCAATCTCTTTTTCAATCATCTTCCATGCAGCGGTAAGTTCAGCAGAATCTAATCCTAATTTTCCACCTATCATTTTGTCAAAATTAACTAACATTTTGATTAGTGGATTTTCTTCTTCTTGTGATGCTTTTACTTGTTCTTGTGACATCGCTGCGCTAGGAGTTGGAGATGGTGAAACTGTTGCGACAGGAGTTGGCTCTTCAATCTTACCTCCAGCTAATAAAGTTGCAAATTGATTTGTTGCTAACCTGTTTGCTTTATTTGGTCCACCAAGTGAAGTTTCTCCAGCGGTATTTCCAACAGCACCCCAAATTTTTGATACATCATTTTGAAATTCTGTTGGTGACTTTTTCCCTGCTTTAAATTGTGATAATCCAGCATCTTCTAATAATGCTTTACCCAACTTATCTTGTGTAGCAGCATCAAACTTATCACCTCTATTAACTACACCCGCATTTACCAATTTTTTTAATGTTTCTGGAACAATTTGATACTTACCAGCGGCAAAAATAAGACCTTCTTTTTTTCTCTTTTCGGGGCTTGCTGAAGGTGGCGCTCCTCTCATCATAACTTCACCAACAGTCATGTCGGTTAAATTTTTACCAATAATTTTCATTGAATTACCAGAACCATATATTCCTTTTTCTTTGGTTCCACCTTGATTCATTGCGTTGTAATCACCTCCAGATTCACCTTTTGCGATCACATTTAATAAAGACATATCAAAATCATCTGGTGCTGTTTTTGTATATGCTCTTGTTACTTTTCCTTCTACAGTTCGTTTATCTTTTGGTGTTGGTGTTGGTGATGTTGATGCATCCATAATAGCTGAACCTATCATAGATTCGTCCATTTGACCTAATAACATTGAAGTATGTTCTGCTGATTTTTTCTCGGCAGCTTCATCACCTCCTTCAGCACGTGCTTTTTCAACTTCGTAATCCATAAGTTCCATGGCACTACCAATTACAAAAGTTGATGCTCCTAACCCTGCTAAAAAGCCTGGTAATTTTACACGAGGTTTTGGAGGAGTTTTAGTATATCGTCCAGTTTTAGGATCACGATATGGACCTTTTTTACCTTTACCTTTATCGGGAACATCAACATCACCACCTCCACCACCAACACCAAATAAAGATTTTGCTGCTGAATCTGCGGCTGCTTTGAGTAACCAAACGGCTCCTTTAAGTGCTCCAAAGGCTATCACTACCGCACCAACCACCGCCCCAAGAGAAACTTTTTCACCGTTGATATCAATTTCTGTCGAAAGTATTTTTTTAATTGCTGAAAAAATTGTTTGAATTACTTCCCAAACACCTTCCCACACTCTAGGATCCGATAAAACATCTGCTGCTTTTTTGATACCTGTTACCAATAAATCTTTGATTGCTATAAGTGTGCTTATTATTGTTTCTTTTATTTCTGGCCAGTTTTCTCTCATCATATCGTTCAACATTGTGGCGCCTTTTTGTATTACATTCAGAACACCAAGAAATAAATTTTTTAGAAATGACTTTATATTTTCTCTGATCGTATCATTTTCTAATAACTTGGCAATACCCATTGTACCTAAACTTACAAGAGCACCTTTAATCAACACATTAGCAATGTTTTTGATAAAGTCAAGAACAGAAGTACCAGGACCAAAACCTAAACCTTTGCTTGAACGGCTACCACCACCGCTGCTTGATTTTGTTGGTGTTGGGGACTTTCCATACTTTGCTTCATATGCTGATTCTTTACTTTGTTGACCAGCAAAGAATTGTTCTGCTTTTGTTCTTGGTGTTCCAGTTTGAACAGCAACAAGCTTCATGATGCCCATCTTCATGACACCAATATCTTTTGCCATTGCTGGTAATGCTTTTTCTAAAGCAGATTTTTTTTCTGTTGCCATTTAGTTTCTGTTCCTGTTGTATTCTCTTACTCTCTCGTTTTCTTCATCAATGTGTTTCATCAATAAATCCAAATAGACTTGTCTCTCCCAGGGAATCATATTATCCAATTCAGTCAAACTGTACTTATGATGTTGTAGCAAAGCAAAGTTAGTTTGAAAGTAATTCCCTAAATTATCATAATTTATAATTAGACGAAAAAATTTTGTATACCTTCTACAACGATATCTTCTTCGTATCCACATTTACCACATTTGAAATGTAAGTCTTTTTTAAACTTAGGTAGTGTATCAAAAAACTTTTGTATTTTTTCTAAATCAGTTTGTGTTAAGTTTTCAATAAAATCAATAAGCTCTTCTTTGGGAGAATCTTTAGCGTAATATATTTTCTCATCATCGTAAATAAAATCAATACATCCAATTATGACTTCCAAAATTTGTTGCATGTCATTTGAATTAACATCCAATTTATCTACAGTTTTGAATGTAGGATATTTCATAACGATTCCCATTTTCTCATTAATAGGAATTTTGCTATTGTGCTCTGGATTTTTTTGTGGTTGAATTTCCAGTACATTCAAATCAAATTGAACTTTACCACCACAGATTTTTTCACCATTATCATCTTTGACTTTGTTATTACAATTATAGTTTAGAGTAACAATTTCTCCTACCGATCTTGCTCTTAACTGAATAAACAAATGTTCGATATCAAATGTTGCCATATTCTCAACATCAATATCATCTAAAACGCAATTCGAAATTACTTGTTTAATCGCATTGATCGTATCTTGTACTTCCTCAGATTCAGCTGCCATTAAAAACAACTTCTGTTCTTTTACAAGAAACGGGCGATAACGAATTATCTTTCCACTAGAAATTAATTTAGTTTCATAAATTGGTACATCTATTTTTGGTAACATAATATCCTCACTATAATTTAAACTCTAAGTAATGCTCTTGCTCCAGCTGTAACACCAGAAGTAACAATGTCTCCAATGTTATATTTGCTATCTGGTATAACTTCGTATCTGCGATATGCGAACTGAATACTTAAACGATGAAAACCTTCTTCTGACCAATTTAATGGTTGTGCTGCTATGCCAATTGGAAACGCTTCAATAAGTTTTGTACCAAAAATTTGCTTTACGTCATCGTTATATTGTTTGATTGTAATCTCAGTCATGTACTGAGAATTTTGCCCCATTGGGTATCGCAAGTTGTTTGTATCTGTTGGCATAATTGCTTCAATCCAACGTTCAAATAACTTACGCTCATAGAAATCGTTTGTACAGATGAATGTTAAAGTGGTGTCACCATATTGTGTTTGATAAGGAATCTTAAACGTTGGACCGTAGATTTTAACATCATCTGTTTGTAAAGTTTTACCTGGCAGTTCAGCACTTTCACATTGTAACGCAAGATAACGAGTCATACCTGGGTTAGCAGATTTCATAGCGTTGTTTGAATCTGACCCGATAGCTGAATTAATAGCATCTGAAATATCAGACATGATTGAATTTGGTAAGTTCAAAATTCTTTCTATTAAAGAGTTCTGAACAAACTGGCTAATATAAGGTGGTATTGGAAGTATGACCTCAAATCTCGAAGGACGTGCTAGACCTTCTTTTGCATTAATGTTTGAAATGAATTCGTTGGGTGAAAATGCCATTAAAATTTATCCTCTGATTCTGACCAGACTTTACTTGTGCTTGCTTTAGCAAATGATTCCACAGGAAGCATGACGGCAATGTCCCATTCATCTGCTGTAATTTCCAAGAAACGAGATTGTATATGACTAAACAAATATCGTTTGATACAAGGTTTAGCTTGAGAGAAAACTTTCGTTGCTCTTGCTAGAAAATCATAACTGATTCTTAGCTTTGTAGTCTCGTCATAATCACGATTATTTAATATGATGCTAAGTTTATCTAATAGGACTATGCGCTGCTTTGGGTGTATGTAATGCAAATTTAACCCTAGAAAACCGTCTGAGTATCGTTCTATTGGAATTACCAATGGGAACCTGTCGTAATATGGCAGCGTGTCCTTTGTCTTAGGATCATAATAGTAAAAATACATTCGACCGATAAAAGACTTGTCACGTAGTCTCTGACGGTCACGCATCAGGTCAGCTTTGGTAGGTCTGAGTTTTGGTATCTTTGTTCTCAGCCATTTACGTGCTTCACGGGTGCGTGGCTCATAGCCAGATTTAGCTAACGATTCTTTAACTCGGTCTAATAGTGTTTTCGCCATCTAGTATTTATCTCAGATGCCTAGATGCTTTTCTGTTAGTATCAGAAATTCCCAGCCATGGTCCTTACAGAATTCTTCTGCTGCTATCCACTTAGCTTTATTGATTTCATATGTTATGGCTTCATGAATAAAAGTCTTTGTCTTTCGTTTCTGTGTTGGTGGTCGTGTTTGTTTTTCTGGTTTAACTTCGATCACATATGTCATAAGCTTACCGTCTGACTTACGCATTTGAGCAATGAAGTCTGGAAAATAACGATGCTTCTTTTTATCCACTGGGCTGTAGTATGGTATAGGAAGCTCCTCTGATGCCCACCAAATGACGTTTGGGTTGGTGTCCAAGTACCCCATAACCTTGATTTCCCAAGTGGAACGATAGATTATGTTGTTTGGATTACCCTTGTATTTTTCTGGGTTGCGTGGTTTAAACTTACCTTTATTTGACATAAATACTATCTAGTCAACCTATAGGAACTTTCATGGCATTTTTTGGTCTTTCAGATATCAGATTTAACGACATAGAACCTAGAAAATTTGGTGCAAGCGGCCTTGCTGCTTTAGAAGGTTCCGAATTCGAAAAAGATACTCTCAAATATCCTCTTGATATTGGTAAAGCTGACAGAGGACATTACATGGTATTTTTCGTGCGTGAGCAAAAGAATACTACATTCAAAGCAAAAGATAGAGGATCACAGTCATGGGACGCTGAACAAGAAATTGGTATACAAAAACAGCTAAGTGAAGGAAGAACAGTTGGTGGTGGTGGAGGTATAATTAAAACAAATCCATCGTTTGCTGACAACATTAACAATAAACTTTCAAGCTATATCAATAAAGGCACAGCTTCAATCAAACAAAAATTTGGAACTGGTGGGCGTCTTGGCTCTGTTGCTGGAGCAATTGAAGGTTTTGTTGCTGGTCCACAACAACCAGCAAGAGAAGAAAAAGTTGATACTGCTATCGAACGATCAGTAAAGTCAATCATTGATAAATCACCTTTTGAGTTTTTAAACAGAACTAGATTGACTAGTGATGCCATCGCTCTATACATGCCAGATACAATCAACTTTGATTCAAGACAAGATTACTCAGAACTTCGACCTGGTGAAGAAATGTTAGGGCAACTAGCAGTAGCAGCACCAGAAATACTTTCTATCATGAGAAATGGTGGAGCAAATAAAAAAGATGCTTTGGTTGCTGCTGCTAAAAAATCTGGTTTAGCACAAAAATTTGGTGAAAATGTTCTAGGTGCTTTGGGTAGCCCAGCTGTGACTAAATTAGGTCTTTTTGCTGCTACTGGTCGTGTTACCAATCCAATGCTTGAGTTGATCTATTCTTCTCCTTCACTCAGAGATTTTCAATTTGAATTTTTCTTTTATCCAAAAAGCGAACGTGAAGCTTATGAAGTACAAAAAATTATTGAAAGGTTCAGATTTCATCAAGCACCAGAGTTAGAAAGATATCCAAACTCAAAAACACAATCTGGTTTATTAATACCACCTTCAGAGTTTGACATCAAATTTTATTATGCTGGTAAACAAAATCCAAACATTCCACCAATTGCGACTTGTGTTTTACAAACTGTACAAGTTAATTATGCACCAAGAGGTTGGACTGCTTATGAATCTATTGGTGATAATGATCCAGCTTTAGGGCGAACAGGTATGCCAGTTGCTATTCAAATGTCTTTAGGATTTAAAGAAACAACTTATATTACCAAAGAAGATTTTAATATTGGTTCACCAAAAGTTGAAGGTAAGACTGCTTCGGATTATTCTTGGAGTAAGTAATGGCAAGTTTTTTTAATTACTATCCACTAACATACTATACCGTTGATGCGAACACAACAAGCTTAGACACGGTAACAAATATAATCGCTCGTTTTGCTTTTGAGAATTCACTGAAAGAAAACTCTTCTGCTTTTTACAAGTACGATATAAAAGATAGTGATACACCAGAATCAATCGCTTCAAAGTATTACAACAACCCAGAACGTCATTGGATTGTTTTGATGTTTAATGATATTATTGATCCCCAATATGATTGGCCGTTGAAGTATGAAAATTTTATTGAATATGTTGACGCAAAATATTCAGCTAATGGTGCTGCTAACACTACAGTTCAATCTGGTTTAGTGTGGGCACAAAGCATCAACAACGTTCATTCTTATTATCAAGTAAATACAAGAACAACAACTTCAACAACTGCGGATAGTAAAACGATTGAAGAAAAAATACAAATAACAGCTAACGCTTACGCTAATGTAATTACGGGAACTAGCACATATACTCTTGATAATGGAACAGTTGTTAGAGAAGTCGTTACAAAAGAAAAGTTGACTTATTATGATTACGAAATGGAAGTCAACGAAGCTAAAAGAAAAATCAAATTATTAAAGCCAGAATTTGCTGGTTCGGTTGTTCAAGAATTTAAACAGATTATTAATCCATGAACGTAATTGAATCTACACAGTTTAGAGTAACTGAGGTTGTGGTGGTAACTAAAGGTGGACCCATTGATGTTACTGACATGTTTGAAGAAATTAATCTATACGATTCTTTGTTCTTACCCGTTCTCTCTGGTAATATAGTAATCACCGATGCTGTTGGGCTATCAAAAAAACTTACATTTGATGGCTCTGAAGTGTTAGCAATTAATATCAAGAAAGATGAAAATTCTGAGAATTTGGCATATAAAAAAGCATTCAGAATATACAGTCAGACAGATAGAAGTAATATTAATCAGACAAGCGAAACATATGTGCTCAACTTTGTTGCTGACGAATTAATTTTCTCAAAGCAGAAAAGAGTTAATCAAAGTTATGAAACAACTTATTCCAAAGTTGTTGAAAAGATTATGACTAACTATCTGAAGATACCACAAAAAAATCTTGCTATACTTGAAGATACCTATGGTGTTAGAAAGATAGTTGTACCAAACTTGTCACCAATTGATGCTATTAATTGGTGTGCTAAAAGAGCGGTAGGAATTAAAAACGCTCCTGATTATATTTTCTTTTCTAATGTTGTTGGTTATAACTTTTGTTCTTTGTCAAAACTTCTGACAAAAGAAGCAATATTAGATATTAATTTCTCACCAAAAAATGTAGAAGATAACGCTGATTTTTTAGAACTAACGAGTGCTAGAAGCTATGAAGTCTTAACTCAAAATGATGTGCTAGAAAAAATTAACTCTGGTGTTAATGCTGGGCAGTTTATTGGATTTGATCCGATGACAAGAACTATGGGTTCTACTCCATTGACTTTTGACTCACATTATTCTACCGTAGAGCATGGCAATAAAAACTCTACCGCTGGTGAAGTTCATAATCGTGATAGGACATCTAATTTTACAAATTACGATTCCAGAAAGGTTGTGAGCATTTTTGGTGCGGCAAGAAAGAATAGCAACTACATTAAAAAGTATGACCCAACTTCAATATCAAAAGTAGAGACACAAGAACTTAGTGTCTTTCAAAGAAAAGCTATATTCAATAATCTGATCACAAAAAGATTGAAGATTGTAATGCCAGGAAACTTTAGTTTATCTTCTGGTTTTAACGTAAACTTCAAAACACAAGGTTTTGGTTTTAAAACAAAAGGTGAAAATGAAACTGAAGATTTAACAGTCAGTGGTAAGTATATTATAACAGGTACAAGACACATCATTAGTTTAACTAGACATGTCACAATAATTGAAGTCGCATCCGACTCTACAAATGATATGAATCAATATGTGAGCAACCCACTTTCAAATCAAACATTGGAGAAATACTAATGATGATGGATTCTCAGCCAGGAGATTTTACTGGTAAAAATGGATTCGTTTGGTGGGTTGGTGTGGTTGAAGATCGTCAAGACCCAATTAAACTTGGGCGATGTCGTGTTCGTTGTATCGGTTGGCATTCAGCAAACAAAATGGAATTGCCTACAAACATGTTACCTTGGGCAACACCAAGTATACCAGTAAATATGTCCAATGTCTATACACCCAAAGAAGGTGATATGGTATTTGGTTTTTTTATTGATGGAAATAACGCACAGGAACCAGTTATACTTGGTGTATTACCAGGCATACCATTAAAAGCTGCTAATAGACAGCAAGGTTTTTCTGACCCAAGAGAAGGTTCACAACTTGCTGCTGCTCCAGTTAAACCATATGAGTCAGCAACAAACTATCCACGAAAGTTGGATGAACCAACAACATCTAGATTAGCAAGAAATGATTCTGATTATCCGTCAGAGATCGTAGCAGCAAAGAAAAGTAAACGAGCAAGTAAAGTTGAACCTGCGTCATACTATAATGCCAAATATCCATATAATAATGTATATGAATCTGAATCTGGTCACGCATTAGAATTTGATGATACGAAAGGCGCAGAACGAGTTCATGTATACCATCGCTCAGGTTCATATACTGAATGGGGTCCTGAAGGTGATCGTGCTGAAAGAATACAGAGAAACAAATATACTGTAGTTGCTGGTGATGAAGCTGTTTATATTAAGGGTGATGTACAGATTTATGTTGATGGCAATTATAGATTGAACGTGACAGGAGATATTATTATCAACGGTAAAACAATTAACCTAAACTAATATGCCAGCAGTATCTAGAAAATCAGGAACAGATTCTATAGCTACAAATCACGGGTGTGATGCTACAACTGTTACTGACCAAGGATCATCTGATGTTTTTGTAAATGGAATTGGTGCCGTTCGTGCTGGAGATTTGTGTCAAGTACATTTGATACTTTCTGGAGAATCTTGTGTACCACATACTGTTTCTTTGACATCCTTTTCAAGTACAGTGTTTGTAAATGGTAAAGGTGTAGGAAGAAAAGGTGATGAATACTCTGGGCATACTTTGACTTCTGGTTCTGGTAATGTTTTCGCTGGAGGCTGAATAAATACCAAATGGCAACTACAATAACATCTCAGAATCCTAGAATCCAGTCCGAACGAACTTATCGTGATTTGGATTTGAACTTTAACAGACATCCAGTTAAAAAAGATGTGACAAAGCATCTTGATGAGTATGCTGTCATCAATTCAGTAAAGAATTTAGTATCAACTAATTTTTATGAACGTCCATTTAGACCCGAGTTAGGTAGTGGTGTTCGTTCGCTATTGTTCGAAAACGTTGATCCTATTATTGCTGCTCAGATTGAAAGAGCAATTGCTGAGGTAATTAACAATTACGAACCCAGAGTTAGAATTTTGGATTTGAATGCCACAGCATATCCAGATGACAATCAATATAGTATGAAGATGACTTTTTTAATTGTGAACAATCCTAATCCAATTACAATTGATTTCTTCTTAGAGAGAATTAGATAAAAATGGTAGATCGTTTAAGAGTAACCGAACTTGATTTCGATACAATCAAGCAAAATTTAAAGACGTTTTTAAATCAACAATCTGAGTTTACCGACTATGATTTTGAAGGATCAGGTCTGTCTGTTCTCTTGGATATTCTTGCTTACAACACCCATTATCAAGCATACTACCTAAACATGGTAGCTAATGAAGCTTTTATGGACACAGCATTACTTCGTGACTCTGTGGTTTCTCACGCTAAGACTTTAGGATATGTTCCATATTCACGTAAAGCACCACGTGCGACTATTAATTTTGTAGCTAATACAAATTCAAATACAGCAGCATCACTTACAATACCTAAAGGCTTTCGTTTTCTATCAAACGACATTGATGGTGTAAGTTATGGTTTTGTTACTCTGTCAGATACAACTGTAACTAAATCAAATACAAATTATACGTTTTTAAATTTACCAATTTACGAAGGTCAACTGGTAACATATTCTTATAGTTACGATCAGTCTACAAATCCAAAACAAGTTTTTGAATTGCCAGATAACAGCGTTGACACGACAACTTTGTATGTTACTGTTCAATCATCGGTAACTAACACTGACATTTCTGTTTATACATTAGCTGCAGACGCAAGCAACACAACAACTCAGTCAGAAGTTTTTTATCTTCAAGAAGGTAAGGCACAAAGATACCAAATCTATTTTGGTGATAATGTAATTGGTAAAAAACTCTCAGATGGCGCAATCATTAATATAACTTATCTTGTTACAAATGGTGATGCTGCGAACAAAGCAAACAATTTTGTTGCTACTGGTACGCTTGCTGATACTTTAAGTACCAATCTTACAGACTTTGACATTACACCGGTTAGTGAAGCTGCTGGCGGCGCAGAACGTGAGTCTGTGGACAATATTAAGTTTGCCGCACCACTTCAATATACAACTCAAAATCGTTTAGTCACATTTAGTGATTACGAAGCATACATTACAAAGAATTATCCTTCTGTAGATTCTGTATCTGTTTGGGGTGGTGAAGAAGAAACACCTCCATCATTTGGTATTGTATATGTTGCTTTGAAACCAAAAGAAAACTACTATCTGTCTGACGCAGAAAAACAAAGAATCATTGATGAAATTATTAAACCAAAAGCTGTTGTAGCAGTACAGACAGTAATTCGTGACCCAGAATATCTGTATTTGGTTATTTCACCTACTGTCACATACAATCCAAATAAAACGACACTTACTGATACACAGTTAAAGAACGCAATTAGAAACTCTATTCTTCTTTATAAATCAACGTTCTTAGATAAATTTGACTCTCAATTTATTCTTTCCAAGATGCAAGATCAAATCGATTCTGTAGATACCAATTCAATTGTTGGTTCTAGCGTTTCTGTTCGTGTACAGAAAAGATTTATGCCGTCGTTGAATTCATCTAAAGCGTACACGGTAAACTTTAATGTACCACTTCGTCGTGGTACAATTGGTAATAAACTTACTTCAACATTCTTTACTGTTACTGATTCACAAGGTGTTGATCGTGAAGTTCAATTTGATGAAATTCCACAATCATTCTCTGGTATTTCATCAATCAGCGTTACAAATCCTGGGCAAAGTTTTGTTACTGAGCCTACAGTGACGATTGATGGAGATGGTACTGGTGCTTCAGCACGTGCGATTATCGTCAACCAAAGAATTCAAAGTATTGAAATTGTAAATCGTGGCATTGATTATACACGTGCTACTGTTACCATTTCTGGTGGTGGTGGTTTTGGTGCTACAGCATCAGCGGTGATTGATGGTCGCATTGGCACAATTCGCACGGTTTACTATGATTCATTAGCTCAACGTCAAGTTGTTGATGAGAATGCTGGTGAGATTGACTATGATGCCGGTATTGTTACAATCACAAATATCGCAATCAAAGGTGTTCAATCTGTAGATGGCGACATTCGTTTATCTATTGAGTCTGAAAAAGGCATTATAAGTACAACTAAAAATACCATCGTCACAATTGACGAAAACGACCCAACAGCAATAAGCACAACACTAGAAACTGTATAATGTCATTCGAAGATTTAAAAACATCTATACTTGTCAATAGACAGTTACCAGAATTTATTCGTGATGAATATCCAAAGTTCATCACGTTTCTGGAAGCATACTATGAGTTCTTAGAAGCACAAGCTAATACAGCAGTAACATCAAACAATCTTGTAACGACTGCTAAATCGTTACGTTATATCAGTGACGTTGATGAGTCTATTGATGATTTTGAAAAGAACTTTTATAATACATACGCTGCGATTGTTCCGTTAGATGTTCAAGCTAACAAAGCACTTTTATTTAAACAGTTATTACCACTTTACAGAACAAAAGGTAGTGAGAACTCATTCAAGTTATTATTTCAATTAGTTTTTGGTGAGGACATCGACGTTATTCTACCGAAGAATAATGTTCTAAGAGCATCAGCAAGTAATTGGCAAGTTGATAATAAGCTTAGAATTAACCCTGATATTTCGAGTAATTATATCGGAAACGGGACAACAAAAACATTTTATCTGGCACAACAAGTTGGCACAGATGAAGTAAGTATATTTGTAAATGGAGTTTTAAAGTCTGCTGGCATAGATTATTTTATTAATAAAGAGTATCGTCAACTAAACTTTGTTTCTGCTCCAGCAAACGGAGCAACAATACAAGCGACTTATGATAACTTCAACATCGCTTTGTTGAACAATCGTAAAGTTACAGGTATCACATCAAAAGCATCTGCTATCATTGAATCAGCAAGTCGAAGAATTATTTCTGACACGTTAAATCTTGGTTTACCAGTTGAACTTCTTATTAATGAAGAGTCTCTTAATGGTTCTTTTTTGAATGGTGAAACTGTAACGATACCAATTAACGATGAAATTAACAATATTAGTATTGATGTTCGTGCGTCAACGTTCTCAATTGTTCGTCGTTTAAATGTTGTAAATGCCGGTAACAACTATAGTATTGGTGATATCGTTTCTGTGTTTGGTGGTAATGCTTCAACAAACGCATTTGGTACGGTTGAAAGAGTTGTTACTGGTGAAATTGATACTGTAGATGTTAGTCATGGTGGTGCGTTATTTACTGTTTCTTCTCCTATAGGTGTTAGTGGAAACAATCCATTTTCTACCATGACGGTTGTTGTGGATGCGATTGATACTTCTGGAGCAAACGCTGCTAATTCATTTACGGTATCACCAGATGTTATTTCCAACTTAAATACTGAAATAGCCATTACAAATTCAAATTGGGGATCAGCATTTTCCAAAGCAAACATAAGCGCATCAAATACAATTGCTGACGCATTAAATTATATCACAATTCAAGCGGGACCAATTAGTAATGTTAAAGTTCTTTCATCTACAGTCCCATTAACAGAAAAAAGCATCACTATCTTAGATGCTGCGGGTGCTCAGTATGGTTCAAATACACCTTATCGTTTTTCTAAAAGCTTACGTTCTGTAGGTCGTTATAGAATTAATTCTGGTGGAACAAACTATAAAATTGGTGATGAAATTGTTTTTGGAACAAATCCACCTGGTACCTATGGGCAACATGCGGCTGCAACGGTAACTTCTGTAGCAGCGAATGGATATATTTTAAGAATCGATTCGGCTAATTCACGTATTCGTGGTGTTGGAACTGTCACAGCCGCATGTAACGAGATCAGTGGCACGGACACATTCTTCACACAAGATTTGAAAATTGGCGATAAAGTTGATATTAATAATGAGTCTAGAACTGTACAAACAATTACAAATGATTTGACCGTTGTTGTATCTTCAGTATTTACATACTCAGCATCAAATAAAAAAATTGGGGTATATAATCGTTGGCCATTAGGTGGTTATGGGTATACACAAAACAACTTTCCTACAATTAGCGTTTCTTCGTCTACTGGCTCTAATGCAAACGTACAAATTGATTCGTTAATTGGTGATGGTGAATTATTAAGTGCTACTGGTTTTGGTGCTAATGGTCAGATTGTTTCCATTAAGGTTGTAAATCCTGGTTCTGGTTACGAATTCAATCCTATCGTAAGTGTGTCGGGTGGTGATGGTACAGCAACAGCAAATGCTGAAATTGAACGTTCATATGTTTCAGCACCAGGTCGTTGGACAACATCAGATTCCATTATCTCATCTACAGAAAGAAAATTACAAGGTGAAGATTATTATGTAGATTATTCATATATTATTTCTTCACAGACAGAGTTCAGTAAATACAAACAGATGTTGAAGCAGCTTTTACATCCTGTTGGTATGGTAAACTACGCTTTTTTCAACACAGAAAAAGTTGTTGAACTTACAGACGTTGCGATTCAAGATGTAAAAACAAATACTATTTCAGGCACAGTTAATGTTGGTAATGGTAGAATTGTTGTTACCGGTTCAAATACAAAATACAATATTGCCAATACACGTGGAATACTTTCATTGGGTTCAACTATTGCTGTAAATGGTGAATTGCGTACAATCAATACGATTATAAGCAACACTACATTACTAACAAGCTCTAACATTACAAGTCTAACGATTGCTAATTCTGGTTCTGGTTACTCAAACGGTTATCTGGTGTTTGCTGATGGTGGTGGTCAAGTAACTCAACTTACAATTACCGCAGCGGGTTCTGGCTATGAAAATGGTTTTGTGACATTCTCTGGAACAGACGAAGCAATCGCTGCTGTAGCTAATGTAGAAGTCTATGCTTCAAATGGAGCTGTTCGTACATTAACGCTTGTATCTGGTGGTTTGTATTCTGGTACACCTGTTGCTCTCCCAGATAGTAATCCTCATCGTGTAGTTTATGCGAATACAATTTCTATTATTAATGAAGGTGAAGGATATGCTAATGGTTGGTTAGTGTTCTCTGGTGGCTCACCATTACGTGATGCGAATGCTGCTGTTGAGGTGTTCCCAAGCAACGGTGCGATTCGTACAATTACTGTTTATGATTCTGGTTTGTATCAGTCTAATCCAACAGTCACACCAAATACAAGTCCAAATGTTGTTGTATCTGCTGTTACTGTTGCTAACGTGGGCAATGGACATTCAAACGGTGTATTAACATTCTCTGGTGGTAATCCAAGTCGTGCTGCTGTTGTGCGTGTGGAAGTTTATCCAGCAAATGGTTCAATTCGTCGTGTGACGATTGTTGATCCTGGTTTATATTCATCAGCACCAACTGCGGTATTGAATACAACACCATTGTCAATCTCTTCAATCGCAGCTAATACGGCAACTTACAATGGTCGTTTTATTGCGAATGGTTATCTAGCATTTTCTGGTGGTAATCCAGTTCGTGATGCGAATGTTTCTTATGAAGTTGGTGCAGCAAACGGTTCAATCGTTAAGTTTACAATTAATGATGTTGGTTTGTATCGTTCAGCACCAACAGCTGCACCTAACGTGACTCCGGTATCTGTAACTGAGGCATATCCATCACAACCAGGTTCTGGTTATGTCGCTGGATATCTTGTGTTCTCAACAAACCAAGGAACAGCAAATGCTGTAGCAAATGCTTCGGTCACTGTAAATGCTGGTGGTGCTATTTCAGGAACCACTATAAATAATGTAGGATTATATGCAAATGGTGCTGATATTATTGTTGTTGGAGTATTGAATCCAGCTACAGGAGCTTTACAGACACCAACTTCAGCAGCATCCTTCAGAATTGGTTATACAGCAAACACTCTAAATGTTGCGAACCTTGTTGTTACTACGACCGCAAACGGGCAGCAAACTGCCAATGTAACAATTACTGCGAATAGTAATACCTACACAAATGCGACATTCTCAGTCGTTGCTGTGTCTAACGTTGAAACTAACGCAGTTATCACTGTAGGATTTACAGGTAGAAACACTGCCGCAAATGCGTCTGTTGAAGTATATTCTGGTAATGGAGCGATTCGTAAAGTGACAATTAATAATGGAGGCAGTTATTATTACACTCCAAATGTCACTCCTGATTCTGTTGGTTCTGGCGCAATAATTGTTCCAAATCAAACATCATGGTATCAGACAGCAAACGCACAAACAGCAATTATATTCAATTAAGCGATAAATATAACTTATGACTTCGGTTACATCTAAAAAGATAGCATATACTTCAGCGGTTCAGTTCAAAGAATCTTTCTATGAGCCAAGCCCTGAAGTTGGCTACGTCTATATTGGGAATCATTTACCATACGCAAATGAAAGCAGCCCTAGCTCAATTGTAGATTCTGTCAATGATGAAAAGTTGACTTGGGATAATATGATAGCTGCTAAAAAGATTACTGGTAATGATGTTGAACTTGTGATACCAAAAATCATATGGACAGCAAATACAAAGTATAAACAGTATGATGACTTGGTTGCCTTAGACACATTACTTACTGGCAATACTTCACTTAATGTGAAGCCAATGTATGTTTATACATCACAACGTAACGTTTATAAGTGTTTATCTAATAACGCATCAGCTAACTCTACTGTAGAACCAACTGGTGATTACACATCTTCAAATGGTAATATCGCAACTTCTGATGGTTACATCTGGAAGTATATGTTTAATGTTAAACCATCTAATCGTTTCTTGTCGGACGATTGGATTCCAGTTCCAACAAGCACAAATCAGTTAGATTATAGCGTAGATGATATTGGTGTTGTTGATGGAGAATTAACAACGATTGTTGTTACAAATACAGGTTCTGGTTTTTATGAGAATAATGTCGCAGTTGTTCCTATCTTCAGCTCTGGTTGTACAGTTCTTTCATTAGCAAATACAACGAATGTTGCTGCTAATATGTCTGTGTCTGGCACGGGTATTTCACCAGGTACATTTATTAGCCGTGTCGATGTACCAAACAATAATATCTTCTTATCAACAGCAACATCAGCATCAGGTGGTGGAAATACAACAGCAAATCAAATTGCTTTAACGACTAGAGTTTATATTGATGGTGATGGCACTGGAGCAGTCGCAGCAGCAACAATTAATGCTACTGGTTTTCTGACTAAAGTAACAGTCACAACAATTGGTACAGGTTATAGTAGAGCAAATGCTTTTGTATATGGAACTGGTTCTAACTCATCTGTTCGAGTAATTCGTGATATGAAATATGGACATGGTTATAATCCAGCACGTGAACTTGGTGCGAATAGTGTTATGGTAACGTCACGCATTGGTGAAATTGATTCTACTGAAAATGGAAAAGTGCCTGCCAACACTACGTTCAGACAATATGGTATCTTCGTGAACCCTCATAAATATGGCGATGCTAATGTTGTTAGCGCAGCAAATGCTAATTCTGTGGTATCACAAGCAACCGTATTAACATTGATTACTGGTGCATCTTATTCTATAGATGAATTTGCGTATCAAGGTTTACCCAACGATACAACTGCCGCAAATACAACAGCACGTGGATTTGTGCTAGATCAAACTTCAAGTCAAGTTAGATTGACGAATGTGATAGGAACATTTAGAACTGGTATTCCTCTTAGAGGCGCAAGTTCAGGTGTTGATGACCGTCTAATTGTATCTGTACAGAATCCAGAGTTTGAATCGTATAGCGGTGATATTCTTTACACTGAAAACGCAATAAAAACAACAAGAGCAGAAGGTCAGGCTGAGAACATCAAACTTATTGTTAGATTTTAAAGGTTAATAAATGGCAATAACTACAAATTTAAATGTTGATCCGTACTACGACGATTTTAATGAAGATAAGAATTTTTATCGTATTCTGTATAAGCCAGGCTTTGCGGTTCAATCACGTGAATTAACTCAGTCACAGTCTATTCTACAAGACCAAATTAAGAAGTTTGGTGACCACGTATTTAAAACAGGCTCTATTGTTTCTGGTGGGCAAATCTTTGTTCAAAATACCACATATATTAATGTGGCTACAGCATATGGAACATCCGATGTTGATTATGCCGTCTTTGATGGTGAATACATTACCAATGTGGCAGGTACAAAGAAGGCATACGTTCTAAAATCATACGCTGCTGACTCAACTGCTGGTCAACCAATCACATTTATTGTTAATCAGCTATATGGTTCCGCTTTTGGTGTCAACGAAACTATTGTCACTGCTAATACACAAACTGGTGCAGTAAATTATTTTGCTAATGTAGCAGCATCCAATCCTACTGGTAATTCTAAAACATTCTCTATTAATGATGGTGTTTTTTACTATGAAGGTTTCTTTGTACGCAATGATGCTCAATCTATTGCTTTGTCAAAATATGATCGTAATTCAAATGTAATCGTTGGTTTTCAAGTAACTGAAGAAATTATTGATTATACCGAAGATACATCGTTACTTGACCCAGCACAGGACGCTTCAAACTTCCAAGCACCTGGTGCAGATCGTTTTAAGATTTCATTAACTCTAACTACACGTGCTTTAAATAGCACAGACCTATCACAGTTTATTGAGTTAAGTCAATTTGAAGGTGGTATTCAACAAAAAGTAATTCAAACACCAATTTACTCAACACTAGGTGATGAACTTGCTCGTCGTACATTTGATGAGTCTGGTGATTATCTTGTTCGCCCATTTGATATTGCAGTAACAGATGCGGCTAATACAGCACGTGCTAACGTTACATTAGGTGCTGGTAAAGCATATGTTCGTGGATATGAATTCCAAACAATTGCACCTACTGTTATTTCTTTAGACAAACCAAGAACTACCGACAATGTAAACAATCGTCGTGTAACTGCCGACTTGGGTTACTATGTTTACGCTAATACTATTTACGGTACGTTCCCAACAAATCAAATTGCCAACGTTGAACTCTATGCAGTTGATGCTGGTTCGCTGGTAAGTATTCAAGCAAACACAGTCAACTTAACAAATGTAAGAGTTGGTTCAGCTAAAATTAAGATGATTTCTTTTGATTCATCTTCAAATACACAAGATTCAAATACTTACATTTATAAAGCATATCTGACAGATATCAATGTCAGCACCTTACTTAATACAGCAACAGGTAATGGTTACAATGCTACTGGTGGTAACACAACAACTGTAACATTACCATCTGGCTTTGCTGCAAATAATGGTGTATACGTCGGCTCAAAGATTAGAATTGTAGCTGGACCAGGAACAGTTGATGGTTCAAGAACTGTGAAGTTCTATGATGGTTCAACACGTAATTTAACAGTTGATATTCCATATTCAACAGCAATTACATCAGCATCACAGTTTGCTATTGATTTTGATTTCGGTCAAACAGACTCAATTGCTGTTATGACTGGAGCAGCAGCAACACGTTCTGTATCAGCAAACGTTCACCCATATTCAAAGAAAGTGATTTATGCTCCAGTCGAGCATGAGGTATCATTTGTATCTGATACTGGTAACGAACCTCTTCTGATTAAGATTGGTCAAGACAACGTAGCAGATAATACGATCTCTGATTTTAGTTATTCATATCGTCGTCTATATCAATCTGTTCCATTTACTTCTGATGTTTCATCACCATTATCTCTTGGCACTGGTGAATCATTATTATCAGCATCTTCTACTGCTACAAAACAACAATATTATACATTGGTTGTAACGTCAAAAGGGACTGGTGTTTATGATGTTGGAACAATTGTACCAGCAAGCGTAATCTCAGTAGACACTGCCGCACGTACAATTTCGGTAACTGCCGGTGGTTCAATGACGGCTAATATCTACGCTGGTATTAGTGTGTCTAATCCAACATCAAAAACAAAAACATTTATTCGTGCTAATACAAAACTTGCTGCTAATGGAACTGGTGTAACAACATCAAATAATGTATTTGGTAATGGTGCGATTATTGTTTCATCACCAGATGGTCAGACAATCATTAATGCAAACACAATTTTGGTAAGAACACCTGGTGTTGACCAGTCATTGTTTGTTTCTGATGTTCATTCTATTAATGCTATTTTTGATTTTAATGGGACACCAATTACAACTACATCATACGATGCTGGTTCATATTCAAACGTAACATCATATTATACTCTAGTGACTGGTCAGAAAGACTCTTACTATGATTGGGGTGCAATTCGTCTGAAGCCTGGTTATCCAGCGCCAAAAGGTCCTCTGCTTGTTCGTTACAACAGATTCATTTCATCGGGCACTGGTTACTTTGATGTTGATTCATATACACGTTTAGGACCAGGTAACCTTGACTATGCTGAGATTCCTAGTTTTGTAACACAAGACGGTTCTGCGTCACCATTAAGTGATTACTTAGATTTCCGTCCGGTTCGTCTGGATGCAACCTCAACTATAACTGCTAACGGTTATTATTTTGATGTTGAAGAACGTGGCGCTGGTCCAAAAATTGTTGAAACAGGTACAGATTTAATTCTTGATTACAGCTATTATCTACCACGTATTGATCGTGTTGTTCTAAACAAGAATGGATCGTTTGAAGTTATTGAAGGCATTCCGTCACTGACACCAAGTGAACCAAATGAGCCAGCAGATGCTATGACGCTGTACATTTTAGATTATCCAGCATATCTTGGTTTTGCATCCGAAACAAATATCAAAACGTTTAAGAACAAACGTTACACAATGAAAGATATTGGTGCATTAGAGAAGCGTATTCAAAATCTAGAATACTACACATCTCTGTCACTGATGGAACAAGCAACAATCAATAAGCAAGACTTGTCTATTCTTGATACTACAGGTTTACCACGATTTAAGAATGGTATTATGGTTGATCCATTTACCGACAAGACTGTAGCTAATTTTAACGCTTCAGACTTCTCTGCTGCGATTGACATTGTTGGTAATCTTGCTCGTAACAGTTACAATCTAGCGTCCGTAAGAATCTTCTCAAATAATTCAACATCTGACTCTGGTGTTGATTTTAATGGACCATTGCTAACACTGACTGGTACAGATGAAAACTTCTTAACACAAAATCTTGCGTCAAAATCTGTAAACATTAATCCGTTCAACATCGTAAATTATGTTGGCTCTGTTAAACTTGATCCTACATCTGATGTTTGGACTTCAGATACCCGTGTTGAAACACAAAATATTGATTTAACTGGTGGTGAAGCAGCACGTGATGCTTGGTCATCAATTCAAAGTACATCGTGGGGTTCGTGGCAAACAACATGGACAGGAGTTACTCAGCAAGCACAGGGTGGTTTAAAAACAACCGATGAGAGAAGAGCAAGAACAGTTAATGCTAGGGGACAAACTACACGTGTTGGTACATGGCGTACAGTTACACAAGATGTTTTGGAAACACGCACAACAAGAGAAACACGCACTGGCATTCTTTCACAGATTGTACCACAACAATTAACACGTTCACTTGGTGATCGTTTGATTGACGTTACTGTTGTTCAATTTATGAGAGCAACAAACATTCTTGCGATTGGTACAAACTTCAAACCATCAACAACTCTTTACACTTATTTTGATAATCAGAGAGTAGACAATTACGTTTATCGTGCGAACCTGTTGAAATTTGTCAACAACAATCTTCAGTATGAGACAACTATTGGTGATCCTGAGTTTGTTGATTTCTACGACAACACAAACGGTCAATTAATGGGTGAAGGTGTTGTTGTTCTAACAGCAAACAATCACGCATTTATTACCAATATTGTTCCTGATGCTTCTTATGGAACTTGGGCAAATGCGTCAATTGGTATTCGTGTAATTGGAGCAACAACAGGTGCCAATAATACAACAACTAACTGGCAACATTATTCTGGCACTGTTCGCTCCGCAACTGTATCTACAGTTCAGCTTGACTTCCATGCTGGTGGTGCAGCCAATACTTCTGATTATGTTGGACAGACAATCCGTATTATTGGTGGTTTGGGTAACGGACAAACAGCAACAATCAATGCTTATAACACAAGCACACGCACTGCTAATATTTCTACAAACTGGACAACGACTCCAGATACAACATCATCATATTCAATTGGTACATTAACAACAACGATTGAAGGCGCAACTGCTGGTATCTTTGCGGCACCTACAGATACATTCCGTGTGGGTGAGAAGATGTTCCGTCTGATTGATGACCCAAATGGTTCATTGGAGAGTTCGACAACAAATGGTGAAACATCATTCTTCTCACAAGGTCTGATTCAGACTAAACAAGAAACAACTGTTTCAGTATTTGTTCCAACGGTAACACGTTCAACTGTAACAGAAAGTCGTGTAAACCAAACATCGTCTGTTCGCACTGCCGTTGTTCGTCAGGGTTGGGTTGATCCACTAGCGCAGACATTCTTGGTAAACCCAGATACATACCCACAAGGTATTATGTTGTCAAGTGTGCGTGTGTGCTTTAGAACAAAAGACGCACAAGCACCAGTAACACTACAGATTCGCACAGTAGTGAACGGGTATCCATCAACTGTTGTTTATCCTTATGCTGATGTTTCATTAACACCAGATAAAGTTAAGACTAGTGTATTACCAAGTCTGACAGATACTAACAAGTATACCGAATTTACATTTGATGTACCAGTTTATCTGTTACCTGGTGAACACTCAATTGTTCTTCTGTCTAACTCTGTTGGATATGAAGCATATGTTGGTGAAATTGGTCAAGTTAATCTTGCGAACTCTGTGAAGATTTCTGAGCAGCCATACACTGGCACACTATTCTTATCACAGAACGGTTCCACATGGACTGCTGACCAAACTTCTGACCTGATGTTTAGTTTGTTCAAGAAAGCATACTCAACAACAACACCTGGTTATGCTTACTTCGAAGTCGATATGTCACAACAAACAGCTAACGCATTGTTTGATGTAATGCAGGTTATGTCTACTGATGTTGTTCTTGCGAACACCACACTAGATTATCAGTTTATTGCTGAGAATACTACAGGAACAACACATCCATATATTTCATTTACACCAAATCTTGATTATAAGATGGTAGATGGTTATGGTCGTCGTTCACTGAATACCGCAACGGGCAACACAACATTTTCATTACGTACAGTTCTATCAACAACAAATCGTGATATTAGCCCGATGCTTGATAAGACAAGATTGAATCTTCTTGCTATTGAAAACCGCATCAACAATCTACAACTAAAGAACACAGATTTTGTAATTACTGCTCCTGGTTCTAGTTACACAACTGCGACTGTAGCAATTACTGGTGGTGGTGGCACAGGTGCTACCGCTTCTGCTACCGTTGCTGGTGGTCAAGTAACAGGAGTCACACTGACAAACGCTGGTTCTGGTTACACATCCTCACCAACAATTACAATCACTGGTGATGGTTCAGGTGCGACTGTTGCATATAACGGTGAAGATAAGAGATCAGGTGGTAACGCAGATGTTCGTTATATCACACGTAAAGTACAACTGGCATCTGGTTTTGATTCTGGTGACCTTCGTGTATATCTGTTAGGTTATATGCCACCACAAGGTAACATTTATGTGTATGCTAAGTATCTGGCTTCTGGTGATCCACAGAAGTTTGAGGATAAGAATTGGTCATTATTGACACAGATTGGTGGTGGTAATTTTGTTTCTGCTGATGATAGTGATTATCGTGAGATGACATTTGCTCCGGGTGCAAATGGTGTTGAAACAAACAACATCAACTACACTTCTGGTTCAGTCACATACACAACGTTTGCAACTTTTGCAGTTAAAGTTGTAATGACAAGCACTGATCCTACTGATGTACCAAAAATCAGAGACTTACGAATTATCGCTTTACCTGAGTCATTATAATGCTAGTACAAATTAAAGATGATCCTAAATTGGTTCGTGATGTTACGAATCGTGCGATATTAAATACTGATCGTGAAGGTCTTGAGCGTTATAAAACACAGAGATTACTTGCTAAAAAACGATTGGATGAACAAGAAGAAATGAAAAACAAAGTAAATAAACTAGAGCAGGATGTGTCTGAGATTAAAGACCTCCTGCGTCAACTTGTAACGAGAACATAAGATGGCAATAGACCAGATTTCCACAGCAAATACTTTTGAAGAGTGGTTAACTACCACTTCAACATTGGTTGCAGTAGCGAACAATTTAACCAACAATACTGGTGGTGGTTTTATCATGAACTCTTCAATCTTTATTGAAGGTTCAGCGGCATCTTTAAATGTTCGAACACAAGCCAACATCAATACACTGACAGCAAACACTGCTAATATTGCTAATGTTCTTTTATCTTCTAGCAATGTTTCAATACCTTTAGATTTGACTATTGGAAGGAATGCAAATCTTGTAGGTAATGTGGCGTCCGTGAATGTAACTAACAAATTATTTGTTGGTGGCGATGCTTTCGTTTATGGTAACTTAACAATATCTGGTAACGTTACTTTAGATTCAGTTGGTTTTGATGATTTAGATGTAAAAGGTTCTGCAAACATTGCAAACAATTTATATGTAACTGGTGTTTCAGAATTTAATGGAAATATTTCTGCTGGCAATTTGTCTATGACTGGAACATTATCTGGTGCGACAATAATTACTGGTCCAGCAAACAATGCAATTTACAGCACTATCACAGCAGCAATTGACTCATCAATTGCATTTGCGATTGCTTTAGGTTAAATAAATACTGACGAAAAACAGAGGATTTAATGGCTAACAATTTTAGAAACTATACACTTAAAGCCGCTGGAACTACAGCGCAAAATGCGTATGCTGTTGGTGCTGGTGTTCAAGCAACTGTCATTGGTATGACAATTGCAAACATTACCCCATCACCTATTTCGGCAAATGTTATTTTAAATGGTGGAAATATTACGGGTAATGTTTACCTAGTAAAAGATGCCACGATTGCTCCTGGCGGCGCATTGGTGCCTGTTGGTGGTGATCAAAAACTTGTGCTAGAGGCAGGAGATTATTTACAAGTAAATACTTCTGTTGCATCTTCGGGTGATGTTATTGTTTCTGTTTTGGAGATTAGCTAATGTCATACATTGGTAATAGCCCAGATGTAAATGCTTTTACGATAGGCGTTGAAAGATTTAACGGCACTGGAGCTTGTACACAATTTACATTGACACGTGATATCGACGATTCAAAAGCAATCGAAATCGTCGTCAATGGTGTTCAACAAGACCCAGATAATTCTTATACAGTAACAAATGGTATAATTACTTTTAGTGAAGCGCCACCAACTGGTGCGAATAATATCACTGTAACATATCGTTCCCCAATTGTTATAACTTTTAATCAAGTTACTGAATCACAACTTCAAGCAAATTCAGTTAAAGAAGGAGCAATTGCTGAGAATGCAATAACTACAAGTAAGATTTCTCCACTTTCAGTTACGGGTAATAAATTAGGATTATATTCTGTATCTGGCAATAATATTGGTACTGGTGCTATTAGCGCAAATAACTTTGCTGGTGGTGGTATCACATCAAATGTTTTATCATCAAATTTACAGTTGTCCGTTTCACAAATAACCGAAAAAATAAACATCAGTGGTTCTAGCAGTTTTTATGGTGGAGTTGCTCAAGGTTCTGTTTCTGGTATTTTAAATATTGATATTATGAATGCAACTGTGCATTCGTTTGAAGCAAATACCACAGGAAATGTAACATTTAATCTTCGTGGAAACTCAATAAACACTTTTGATTCTTGTATTGCTGTTGGTAATAGTGTTTCATTAATGATTGCATTAAAACATAATGCAGCAGGTGGAAGAGCACAAACCAACGTACATATTGATGGTGGTTTAATTCAATCTGGTGGTGGTGGATGGGCTGGTAATTTAATGCTTTATAATTCAAATACAGCTCCAAGTTTTTCACCTATTACTAAAGACGAATATAATTTTTATTCATTAACAGTTTTTAAACGTGCATCAAATACATATTCGGTATTTTTAGCAAATACAACTTACGGTAGAGGATCGGGTTTTTAAATATGCCTAGACTTGCTGGTTTAAGTAATGGTGGGTTAACGGGTTATGGTATTGGTATTGCTGGTAAAAAGGCATTTATTAATGTTCACTCATTTAATGTAACTTCAAGTTGGAATCCACCACCAGGACTAGAGTATATTGAATTACTTGTTGTTGCTGGTGGTGGTGGTGGTGGTGGTAATTATGGTGGTGGAGGTGGTGCTGGTGGAGTTAGAGTTTCCAATTCATATCAAATAGATTCCACAAAAACATATACGATTGTTGTTGGTGCTGGTGGTGCTGGTGGTCTAGATGTAGACAATAAAGGTGCATCTGGAACATCATCTAGTATAACTGCTCCTGGATTATCAACTTTTTCTACAACTGGTGGTGGGGGTGGTGGAAGTAGAGGATTTAATGCTGCAACTGCTCCAGGAAATCCTGGAGGATCTGGTGGCGGCGGCGGCGGATATAATGATTTAGCAAATCTTGGTGGTAGTGGAAACGCTGGTGGTTATAATCCCGTTGAAGGATATGGTGGCGGAAAATCTGGTGGATACTATTTTGGTGCGTGTGGTGGAGGTGGTGGTGGAGCTGGTGCAGCAGGACAAGACGTTCCAGCAGCAGGTAATGGTGCTGGTGGAGATTATAAAGGTGGGCGTGGTGGTATAGGTATTGATTGGAATGGATTTAAAGTTGGGGGTGGTGGTGGAGGTGGCAATTGGAGTAGTAATCCAGTAGCTCCTGGAGATGCTGATGGTTATGGAACAGGAAAAGGTGGTATATCAACAACAGGCCCCGCTGCGACTAGTGGTGGAACAAATCAAGGTGGTGGTGGTGGAGGTGGTGGTACATCAAATGTGCCACAAGGTGGTTCAGGTGGTTCCGGTATAGTGATTGTTCGTTATTCACAGTTTTATTAATTTTTAAAAAGAAAAAAAATGGCAAGAGCATATAAAATATTAGGACAAAATAATCCAGGTTCGGGTGTTTTAACAACACTCTATACTGTTCCCGCTGGTAACTCAGCAATTATATCTTCAATTACAATCGCTAATTTGAATGAAGATGCAAATTCTGGTGCTTCATTTAGAATTGCGGCAAACTCATCTGGTGCTGTAGTTTCTAATGCAAACTATCTTGCATATAGCGTTAATGTTCCTGGTCGTGATGCAATTACATTGACTCTTGGTATTACTTTGAATGCGGGTTCACAATTATCTGTTCACGCTAATTCCACTTTACTTTCATTTGCAGCATTTGGAACTGAAATCTACTAATGGCACTGAATAGAGTCGTTCTTAATAAGGTATCAATAAAACGCATGTCTGTTCCTGGAACGGGCGGATCATCTGCTGCACCTGCCGCTTCTACTAAAACTCCTACAGTTGAATATTTAATTGTTGGTGGTGGTGGTGGAGGAGGTGGTGATGGTGGTGGTGGTGGTGGTGCTGGAGGATTTAGAATAAATCCTTCTTATCCCGTTACATCTGGTACAACATATACGATTACAGTTGGTGGTGCAGGTTCTGCTCCTGCTGGTGGACAAGGTGGTTCTGGTTCAAATTCTGGATTTCATCGTGCTGCACCATTTTCTTCGGTGTGGGCAACTGGTGGTGGGGGTGGTGGTAGAGGGGGTGGATCATCAGCAGCAGGTAGTAATGGTGGCTCCGGTGGTGGTGGCGGTGGTTTTTTTGGTGGTGTTTCACGAGCAGGTGGTAGTGGTAATGCTGGTGGTTATTCCCCTTCTGAAGGTAATAACGGTGGTATATCTGATGGGGGTGGACCACAATATGGTGGAGGTGGTGGAGGTGGAGCTGGAGGTGTCGGTGGTGCAGGCACACCAAGTACCAGTGGACCCGGTGGACCTGGTACTGCAAGCACAATCACAGGTGCTTCTGTAACTTATGCAGCGGGCGCTTCTGGTGGGGGTACTTCTGGACCATCGACTGCTGGAACACCAAATACCGGAAATGGTGGAGGTGGAAGTAGTAATGGTCCTACTGTTGCTGGTGGTCAAGGTGGTTCTGGTGTAGTTGTCATTCGTTATCTAACTACTTATGACAATGTATCAGCGATTAGTGGAGCAACCTACTCTGAAAGTAGTGGATATAGAATCTTTAGATATACTGGTGCCGGATCTATAACTTTTTCATAAAAAACACAGTATAAATATTTTTATTTGAGGTGATTGAATGAATAACAAAGACATTGAATATGCACAATATTTAATTGGCAATAACAACAAATTAGTTTGTGGTATTGATACTGCAATCAAAACATTACGACCAACTGCTCGTTATGATATGTCTGCTTCGGGTGGACATTTTGAGTTTACACGTTGGGAAGATGAAGCTGGTACTAAACCACCAACTAAAGATGAAATTATGAAGGAACTAGAATATCAAAATAAGTTTATTGCATATTGGCAGCATTTCGTTGATCGTGCAGCAAACTATCCTGATATTGTAGTTATTATCAATAGTTTATGGGAAGCAATTGATACTGGTGTTATTCCAGGTAAAGGAACAAAGTTCTATGAATCTATCAAAGAAATTAACGATAAGTTTCCTAAACCTGATGGTGAACCACCAGTAAGACCAACATACGAATAATAGGAAATTAAATGTCATATATTGGCAATCAAGTTACGTCAGTACCTCATGTAGTTGATATTTTTACTGGCGACAATACGACAGTTACCTTTGGACCACTGACACGTGCTCCTGCTGGTACTGCTGCTATTGCTGTGTTTGTAAACGGTGTTTATAAAATTCCTGGCGTTGATTACACACTAAATGGTAATTTAATTGTTTTCACTTCTGCTCCAGCTTCAAGTGCTAGTGTTATCATACATCATTTAGGTAATGGTACAACAACACAAGTTCCATCCGATGGTTCAGTTACAGGAAATAAATTAGCAATAAATTCTGTTCGTGGTAACAATATTGTTGCTGGAGAAATTACAGGTAACTTGATTGCTGCTACATCTGTTGCGACTAATAATATTGTTGTTGGTGCAATTACAGGTAACTTGATTGCTTTGAATTCAATATCCGGTAATCAAATTGGTGTCTATGCAGTTTCCGGCAATCAAATCGGTACTGGTGCTATCAGTGCAAATAACTTTGCCGGTGGTGGTATTACATCAAATGTTTTATCACCAAACTTAACATTAACTATAACAAGAACAAACGAAACTACTAATTTATTTTCTACTGCTCCAGCAGGAAATATAAACATTGATGTTGCAAACACCACTCTTTATTATTTCACATCGAATACTACAGCAAATGTGACATTTAATCTTCGTGCAAATAATATAAACACGTTTGATTCTGTTGTTAGAATAGGTGAGACTGTTACTGTAACTATTATGCTTCGTCATTCAACAACATCTGGTGGTCGCCATACTGCAAATGTTTATATTGATGGTGGATTGATTACTACGAATAGAACAAACCCAGACCAAGCCGGTGCAAATAATTTATTTTACGTTGCTAACATCGTTCCATTATACGCAACTACTATTGCTGGAACTGGTTTTGAAATGAATATGTACAACATCAGTGTATTCAAACGAGATGCAAATACGTACACAGTATTCATGTCTAATACAAATGCTCAAATAGGTTAACATGAGTAGATTAGCATCATTAACATCATTAGGAATAATTGGCACATTAAAAAAAACTAGAGTTCCTGTATCACTTGTTTATACTGGTCAGGGAACATTCACGGTTCCACCGGCGCTTACTGCAATTGATGTTTTTGTTGTTGCCGGTGGGGGTGGTGGAGGTGGTGCTGTAAATGGTGGTGCTGGTGGTGGTGGTGCCGGTGGTGTTAGATTTATTACCGGTAAAACTGTTCGTCCAAATATCACCCTCAATATTCAAGTGGGCAGCGGCGGCGCAGGTGGTTATGACGCTTATGGTTCAAATGGTGGCAATTCGGGTATTTGGACTACAGATTATTTGATTCCACCACTTATTCCGGTTGGTGATGTGTGGTCAACAGGAGGTGGTGGCGGTGCTGGAGCAGTGGCTCCCTCTGGAAGTCCTGGAAGGGGTGGTGGTTCTGGTGGTGGAGGTGGTGGCAACTCATCCCCTTCAACTAGAGGTGGTGGCGCTGGTAATTTAGGTGGATATAATCCATCCGAAGGAAATACTGGTGGTGGGGGTGGTTTTTCTGGTGGTGGTGGAGGTGGTGGTGCTGGCAATGTTGGTGAAACAAAATCTTATGGTGGTGGTAACGGTGGCATAGGTATATTTTCTACGATGTCTGGAACTAACACTGCATATGGTGGAGGAGGTGGAGCATTTGGAATATTTTTCACTCCAGGACCACTTGCTCCTATGTTGGGTACGGGTGGTGGTGGTTCGGTGCCCGGACCTCTTGGAACAAATAGTATTAATAAGTATGGTTCACCGAGTTCTTTAGTATCTCCATACGGTGCATTTGTTGGAACACCGTTTGGTGGTGGTGCTGCAAGCACTTATCAACCGCCGTATGCTGGTAGACCAGGAAGAGGTGAAGCTGGTGTTGCGTTTACGGGTGGTGGTGGTGGAGCATCGGATGATGGTGGTGGTAATGGAGAAGGATGGGGTGGTAATGGTGGTTCGGGTATTGTTATTATCAGATACTAATAAGCTAAGGAAAAAATAAATGGCAGCACCTAACATTGTCAGTGTAGCAAACATTTTGGGAAAAAGTAACGTAGCTAACGTTACTACTGTCACTTCAAATGTTGTTTCGAACGTTTATGGTTCGAACAAAGTATTTAAAATAAACACGATTATTATATCAAATGTTGATGGTGCAAACAATGGTATTGTTACAGTTGGACTATACAAAGGCGGAAACTCAGGTTCTCAAAGAACAGCAGATGGTACAGTCTACAATACAGTTTTTTCAATTGCCAATACTATCACCGTTCCTGCAAAGTCATCTCTAGACATTCTTGCTAAAAATTTATATCTTGAGGAAGGAGATGTCATTACAGTGAGAGCCGATGCGAACAATCGCTTGCACATGATTACTTCTTTTGAAGAGATTAGTTAAATGCCTTTTGGTTACAATGGCGGCGTTCTTGGTTTTGTAAATCTAGCAAAAGGTTTAAATGGAATCACTAATGGCATCTGGTCACTAGATGAAGTATTCATTAATCGTGATTTGGGTTATTGGCCCAACACGACACGCAGTGAATATGCAAATCAAATATTCACATCTTCAGGTACTTTCACTACCACACCTCTTGTTTCATCGTATGTAGAATATCTTGTTGTTGCCGGTGGCGGCGGTGGTGGAGGTCAAGCTGGCGGTGGCGGTGGAGGTGGTGGTTTTCGTTCGGGACAAATTGCCGTAGATGCTGGAAAAACTTACACCGTAACTGTTGGTGGTGGTGGTGCCGTAGGCACTATAGGATCTAATAGCGGATTTTTTGAAAATTCTTCAGGACAACCTAGTTTTTGGTCAACTGGTGGTGGTAGAGGTGGTGTAAATTCTTCAGGGCAACAAGGCGGTGGTGATGGTGGTTCTGGTGGAGGAGGAGGATCAACTGGATATGGAGGTGGTCCTCATCCGGGTGGACAAGGAAATGCAGGAAATTATATTCCATTAGAAGGTTATGGTGGTGGCTCTGGTTTATTTTTTCTATCTGTACCTTCTCCCGGCGGTGGTGGAGGTGGTGGCGCTGGTGCTAATGGCTTAAGTGCTGTGAATGGTCAAGGTGGTAATGGTGGTATAGGAATCTTCTCTTCTGTATCTGGTGCAAATATAGGATATTCTGGTGGTGGTGGAGGATGTATTGATTCGTCAACTCCTAATAATTATGGAGTTGGTGCACTAAGTTTTGGTGGAGCAAATGGCGCATATCTTTTTTCTGGAACAGCGGGCAATGGCACAACAAATCGTGGTGGCGGTGGCGGCGGAGGAGGTCCTGCCGTAGGACCAACTAACACAGGAGGTCTTGGTGGCTCAGGTTTCGTATACATAAGACAGTTTACACTTTCAACTACATCAGTATTTGTATTTGCTAATACAACTCAATTTACAGTTCCCGATGGTGTCACATCAATTGATTATTTGATTGTTGGTGGTGGTGGTGGAGGAGGCTCTTTTGGTGGTGGTGGAGGTGCGGGTGGCTTACTTCAAGGCACAGGATATCCTGTAGGACCGGGACAGCTATACACTATTCAAGTTGGTTCTGGTGGTTCGGGTGCAACTACATCAGACACGGGGATAAATGGAAGCAATGGAACAAATACAATATTTTCAGCAGGTAACACAGTAAATGCCGCTATTTTTACTGCTAGAGGAGGTGGAGGTGGAGGAACAAGAAACGGTGCACCGGGTTATGGTGGACCTGCTGCATTCTCTGGCGGTTCGGGTGGTGGTGGTGCCAACTCAGATTCAGGACCAGGAGGTCCTGCTGGTTTAGGAACACCAGGACAAGGAAACAATGGAGGTAATGGTGGAACTGGTGTTGTTGGAACACCTGATTATGGACATGGTGGTGGAGG